AACCAGTAGATCCAGTTGGGCCGCGTCCTACACCGTTAAATGATTCATTATTAGTGATTATCCCTCTAACCCATAAGCGAACATTGTCGTATACTGCAACCGTCACCCCTGCGTTAACAGTTAAATTTCCAAGATGATATATGTTTTTAGGTGTTGCTGCGCCGGTTAGTGAACAATTTGTAATTATTGTATTACCTGATAGCGCCGCGCCGATTTCAGTTGATAATGATGTCCAACCTTTGCCTGAGCCATCGTAATAAGAGTCTGGCAAGACATAAGCACTTGTAAAAGTCGCATAAGGTGGGATTTCGCTTGATGAAGCTTGAAAGGTGCAATCAATCTCGCCACTTAATAAATCCCTTGATGTTTTAGTCACCTTCATCGACCTGGAAAGTCTATGCGGTAAGACAGAGGTATCCATTGCAAAATCGACTAAGGTTTCCAGATAAATATACGGCGTGTCACCGACTTCTATATCGCCGCTATTAGGTAACAACTTAGCTTTAAATTTCCATTGTGGATAAACCTTATCACTTGCCCATAGGTCAATTAAATTGGCAATAGTTTCATCCGTGTAATTATTAGCGAAAACGCCTCTAAATTTTTTCTCTTCAAAGTCTGTTTCTTGGTGTTTTGCAATACTATCTGTGTAAACTAAGGTGGTTGTTAGTTGATAGTCTTGTCTGTACTCTGACCAGTGCCACTTAATACGATATTTATTTTTTAAATTTTTAAAATCATACTCTAAAGCACCATGCGACATTATCCGTTCACTAGTAATGAAAGTATCACGAATAAAATTTGGCAGGATTGCTACATTTCTTTTTAACCCGTGTGATCCGTCGGAATAAACCGGCATAAAGCAACCGATCATCGGAAGCAGTTCTTCTTCTATAAACTCCTTTGCGTTAATATTTCGCAATCCCATGAAGCGACAAATAACACCTTTGCTATCGTCGGTCGTATCCCATAGGTCATCGCCAATACCTGTAAAATCATCGGCAGTGACATAAGTCGCATCTAACGTTAAACACCAGCCAGGAGGCAAGGTTTTCCCCGTTTGGCCATACAAGCCACCCAATTGAACGGCATACAATAATTTAACGACCGGCAATTCCAAGTAAACGAATTCTTCTACTTTTGGTTGTCGGTTTAACTCTCTACCTGAATCGATTTGATGCTCTACTGCGACGGTTTGAAATAAACCACGACCGCCTGTGTCAATGGTTAAGTAATCGCTTGTCCCATCTGACCCGACACCACTACAGCGAATTATTTCGTCTTCGATTTTCACATAAAATACTTCTTGATTTGGCGCATCTGAATAACTTGAGCCGTGATCAACCAAGGAGTAAACCGAGTTATCGCCGACGCGAATTAAACTCGTTTCTGTAGCACTAAGGGTTGCATAAAGATTTGAGAAAGTTTCGGGAAATAGTTTTTTATCTTTTGCTATACGCTGAATGTCTTCTGACTTTAACGTATAAACTTTATCTTGATAGGAAAGTGAACCTATTGCGGCGGTGGCTTCAATTTCATAATCACCCCATACCATTCCTTTAAAGCCAGAATAAACACGGACTCGTTTTAAACGAATCCCTTTATCTGCTTCTAGCTTTGTTTTTAATTTGTCGGATAGAGCACCAGCATTATCAAGAAATTTAAGCGTAATGCCACCTATTCCTGCAATCTCTTTCAGCTCTTGAGAGATGGCCGACCCACTTATAAGTGAATTAGCGAGAATATCGGCGCTTACTGGATAGGCCGAATCTGTGTGTGAAAGGATATATACAGGATCGGTAAAATCTGATGCAAAGTCTACGCGCACAGTAAATCGTGGCTCTCGACTTGCTGCTAGCATATGAGCCGAATATGAGTCGTTCAGGTTTCTCATAAATTAGCGTTATAGATTACATTAAATGAAATGGTGAAGTAATCTGTCGATCCTTCTCGATTAAAAGAAGGATTACCATCTAGAATTACTGATTGAACATTGTCAGGACTAGCGTTAGCTCCATAGACATCAAGAGAAAAAGATTCGCCATTTCTGACGCTAGATAAAAACTCTCGCCAGTTGTCCCATTCAGTTGATCCTCTTAAAACATATTCTGAAGTAATAGCCCAACCTTCATCGTGACTATAAACAGTGGTTTGTGTTTTCCCGTTTATAGCTCTTGATGTTCGCTTGTCTGTTTTCCATGTCTCATTAGCTTGAATTACATTGAAATCAAAATTATAACCAGTACCAGCACTATGGCCGCTTCGGATATATCCTCTATCTTCAGCGGTATAAGAGACATTACTCATGCTGCTATAATCCTCTCACGTCCGTTTTCTGTTGATAAAACGACTTGATCATTATTAACTGCCTCCCTAAAGCCTTTAGTCACGACAGTTGTTAACAACTCATCACCTAAATGAATATTTATCGTTTGTTCTGGAGTCTCTTGGCGCTGAATTTGGCTAGACGGTAAAGACTCGGTAGGCGCTGAAGGAGCTGCAAAACTACCCCCACCTGAAGAGCCTGGAGACATTGACCCTATGGCGTGTACTTTAGCAATCCCCGCCACAAAGACTGCCGCTGCTGCTGCAAAATTAAAAGGGGCGGGTACACTTGCTAATGTTTTCGTATAGGCTTGATATGTATTCATCATTGACTCGGTAATTGCTGCGGCTTGATGAACCTTAAATGCTTTCTTTGATTGGTCTTTAAAAATTGAGGTTAAACTAGTAGCGGCCGATGCTACATCGCTAAAAGATTGCAATTGAAGCTGTTTTCGTTTCTGTGCTTTGCCGGCTTCTTCTTTTTCTATTTTATCTAGGTATTTTATATGAAGATCAAACCATAACTTTTCAAAGCCTTCGATCTTGGCGCTGTTTTCAGAGAGAAAATCGAACTTTCGTTCCCATGACTCCCTCTCTAAGTCTTCCTTACTCTTAAGGAAATTTCTAATATTATCTAATTCTTTGCTTTCAAAAGTAGAGTCAAATCCTTTAGGCTTAAAGGTTAAATCAATTTCTATAGGCTCGAAAAACGCGAAGTTGGTGGACAACCAAGAATTTAACTCTACAAATCGATCTTTAACCCAAACAACTAAATCAGTGATCTTTTCAGATACCCATTTAATAATAGGCGCAAAGGTTAAGGCAATTTGATTGCCTAAACCCTGGAATGATTGACCCATGTTATAAGCAGCATCGTTAGCCGCCTCAAATTGGGCTAAGTCAGTTCTAGAAAGTGCCGTTCCAAAGCGCTCTGTCTGTTCCGCTGCCTTTCTTATCGCTTCTGAGCCCTGATCTATTAAAGGCGCTAAAGCTCTGGCCTCATCACCCATTAAAGCTGATATAGCCGCTAATTGTTCGCCTCTTGTATTTAATCCTTGAATTGCGTCGGCATAGGTTGCAAATAATTCTGAAGGGCTTTGCTCTTGCAGGTCTTGAATATTAAAGTTAAATCGCTCTAGCCATTGGTTAGCCGCACCGCCACCGTTAGCCGCAAACTCTCCAAGGCGTTTTTCGGCTTTTGTCAGCGCTTCAGCCATTGAATTTAAACCGGCACTAGTGTAAAGCTGTGTTGCTTGATTTAAAGCAGCTAAATCTTTAGTAGCAATTTGAAGCTTGTCGGATTGTTTTGCTAAAGCGTCACCCGCTGCAAACGATTGTTTAATGAGATAACCAAAGCCGCCAACACCAGCCAAAGCACCAATAGCAATAGTCGCTTTTTTGACAGTCCTGCCAAAGCCATCAAGTTTTTTATTTGCTTTATCGATACCTTCTACGAACTTGGCTGTATTAGTTCGTATATCAACAGCAACTACGCCTAATGTCATTTAAAAGCCGCCTTTAATTTTCCAATTAAGGATTTTTTAGAGTCTTTTGGTTTTTCGGTGAAAGGCATAAAATCAAGTGGGTTAAAAGTTTTTTGATTTTTGCCGCGATAACGATTTGCGCTCATAGCTAATACTTGAGCTATCATATAATCATTTCTATCTTGAGTAATCGGGCTTACTGCGTGGTAAGCCATCCATTCGGTAAGCTCTTTACTTGATACCCGCTCTAATAATTCTTCTACTGTGCAGCCTAACCTTAAAGCCAGGTCAAAATAGAATTGATACTCAGAACGGGTTTTTAGTTTTTTTCTATATCTCCCTGAGAATTTTCAGAAAGTCCATTTACATCTAATGAAGCACTTACTATGCTATCGATAATAGTCCCGTCTATTGTTAGTATTTCATCAAGTTCGTTTTCTGAAAAAACAGGACTTCCGTCTTTATTTACCACCGACATTGCAACTATTAATGCATTACTTTTTTGGCCTGTCTTGCCTGTTTCATCTTTTTGATTTTGAAATTCCTCATTCATAGAAACATAGTGAGCACGATCTTTACCGCTAAATACTTTTATAAATACCGGCTCATCTGCTCCAACGTCACGTTCAACAGGTTGTCTTTTCTTTAATAATGAATCTCTTATGCCCATGCCGTGATACTCGTAACGTCAATTGTTACTGAACCAGTTAACTCAGCTTCAGAGCCGCCACTTTGTGAAAAATTCGTGATATAACCTGAAAAAGCTAGTGTGTCAGCGGTTGGGCCAGTGATAACGATTTGAAAGTTTCTTAGCGTTTTGGCTAGCATGTCTGTTGTTATTTGCGCATGTTGTGTATCGTCGGGATCAAATACTAATTCTAATGTCGCCTCACCGATATCAATCGTAGAAGGCGTTTTAGTTGGGCCGCTTGAACCAATGAAAAATTGCTTTAAAACATTAACCGTTTTAGATGGTGCTGAAAATCCCGTAACTTGACCGATTGTGTCGAAGCTCACCCCGTTGTCGATTTGAAAACTTACGTCTTCACCTGAATAAACAGACATTTTTCTCTCCTATTCTGTAAACCATATACGAAACTCTAATAAAACCCGATAATTATTAGAGTCATCATCAAAATCGAAATCTTGATCGAAAATTAAAACTGATCTCAAGTTTGATGCTTTCACCGCTTCTTTTACTGCCTCCGCAAGCGCTTTTACTTGCGTGTAAGTCGATGAATAAACATCTATTTGAAATCTCCCGTTAGTTGTGCCCATCTCCCCGTCTAATCCATTCACAGACAATCCGGTTATGCGTCGATAAACAACATAAGGGAAAGCGGTATTTTGTGGCGCTTTAACAGGGTATATTTTCGTTGACACAAGGGCACTTACACCGGAATCATTAACCAGTGCAGAATATAAATTTTGCTCGCTCATTTGAGTTTTTTAACTTCTCTGTCGATACCTTTTAGAATACGCTCTCTAATTCGCTTCACCGCAAAGTATCGCTTTGATTCATAGGCAGGTCTAAGCCAAGGTTTAGCACTCATTTTCGACGTGCCAAATTCTAAAAATGCGCCGTAATAAGCGAATTTAAGTGTCTTCACTAAAAAACTGAATACATTCTTTGGGACTCTTTTATTTCTAATAAGCCCTATATTCTTCTTTAAATAACCAGGATACCGATAGCCTTTTGCTTTAGATTTTCCAGCCCTCTTTAATTTACCATCCTGTCTAACTGGAACATTTCGTTGCGCTTCTTTTTTAACAATGTTTGCGCCTGCTCTAGTTGCTCCCCTTACGACGCGTCTTTGTACGTTCCCAGGTAATGATTTTAATTTTTTTTGTACTTCTTTTAAGCCTTCGATCTTAATCGACATTTTCAGTGCACATCATTTCGATATAACGGCTTCTTTCATCTATATTAATAACCGTTTCAATGTCGAATACTCTAGAATCATAAGAAATACGCATTTTTGTTGTTATTCCAGACAAGTATCTGGTTTTTATTTTATGCGTTACTTCGCTTTGTACTGACTCAGCATTGAAATATTCTTTGCCACTTATAGGCTTAATTTCAGCCCACACTGTATTATAGGTAGACCATGCTTCAGAGACTTCACCAAACGAATTTTTGGTTTCTGTCACTTGTTGAATAGTGATCTGTTTATTTAATCTACCAGCAATCAAAATTTGGCCAGCTTATAAGGAAAAATTAATGATTTATAGGCAGCTTTAATGCCTTCCAGCTCTTTTGGGTAATGACCGCCGTATAACTCCTCTATTTTTAACTTAACTGCATGTATTAAAGAAGGAGGTATAGAAGAATATCCACAGATAAATTGTATCTCTATTGCATTAGCACGATCATAAATAGACGGCCAACTTTGATTGTTAGCTAGTAAAATTTTCCCAGGATCACTACTTGAATCAACATCGTAAACACTTGTCGCTAGTGTTTGCTGTACATTATCAGTATCGTAATACTTTACGTGTGTTACAGATTGTAATTGACCAAATGGAAGCTCTATATCTTCAAATAAATCTAGAAATAGATTCCATGCCTGTGCATAAAGCTTTCGCCTTGTATCGTTTTCTACTTGCGCTGTAGATGTCTTAATTAAATTAAGAATTAACGCATCTTCCGAAGTCCCGCTAACGCGCAAATGATCCTTTGCCTGTTGTAGTGTTACGGGATAACCCGAAGGATTACTTACTAGTACGCTTGGCATTTGTTTTCTTTACTGGCTCTGCTAAACCTTTTTCAATGAAGCGCTTTGCTTCTGCTTCATCCATTTCAATCTCTTCACCGGCAGCATGTGAAAAATTTTCACCGGCAAGCGAAGTTAATAATTTCACTTTCATATATCACCTATAAAAAAGGGGCGCATTAAACGCCCCTTATAGTTATACAGCCGCTTGAGTAAGTTTCTTAATTGCTGCGCTTAGTGTTACTTTTCCATCCATACGCTCGTACATGCGGAAGCCAACTTGACCATTAGCCGCATAAAGCTCATTAAGACGCTGTAAGACTCTATTACTTCTATCTGCGATAGTGTAGTAAGAAAGATCACCAAACAATACAGAAACGTTAGTCGCAGCCATTGCAGGCATCGCGCTTGAAGCAACAACAGGACGACCAAGGATCATGTCTGGTTGGCCAGCTTGCAACCCAGGCTGCCATAAATATTGGCTATTGCCATCTTTAAGTTTACGCACTGCTTTCAACGTGGCATCAGCAGCAACCCATCGAGCGTTTCCACGATACATACGGCCCAAAGAATGGAACAAATCAATAAGTTCATCAGCCGTGACCGCCGCAACCGCCGCCGCCGTAACGCCAGCAGAAGCACCAACCGTTAAGCCCGTTGGTTTTCCTGATCCATCACCGGCAACAATGGCAGATTCCTCAGCAATACCAAAACGTTTACCAAAGTTCTCAGCAAGATAAGATTGAACATCGAAAAAAGCATCTTGAAGAAGCTCTTCAGAAACTTTAACGATGGTTCCTAGCTTATGAGCGCCTAAAACTACTTGACCAAATGCCGCATCTGACTCAGTGTAAGCCGCCTCTTCTGCTGTCCAAGTAGCTGTACCTAAAGTAGATTCGACAGGGATATTCCTATCTGATCCAGTTGAAATTACATTACAGTACTGTCGAAACTCGTTAATGTCTTGTAAAGCCGTTACTAAGCTAGTTTCAAACTCAGTTGGAGTGATATATCCACCCTCTGAATCTGTACCAACTTGCAAAGCATTCAAAACACCAGAGTCTAAACTGTTAGAGCCGCGTCTAGCATACTTATCAAAGCTGTTTTTATACTCATCTGAGCCGAAAGCGTTCTTTTTATTTTCATTGCTTAGACCTGTATTGACGGAAGCGCTTACAGGCTGATTAAGCTCACTTTCTAAATTAGACATCTTTTCAATTCGGTCAGCTTTATTTTTAAGCTCGCCTTGTTTAGTGTCTAACTTGTCAAATTGCTCTTGCTCTTCTGCATTTAGATCGCGCTTTTCACCATCTGCTTTTGAAAGCATTGCTTTCATCTGGTCAACGACTTGACCTCGTTCAAATAATACTTCGTTTACGTTCATCGTAAATTCCTCATATTTCAGGCATAAAAAAAACCTGCTTTCGCAGGCTGCTTGCAGGTTTCCACCTAATTGCTTTCTAGCAAATATCTAATAATCTTGATTTAGCCGCTATCTTGAAGGGCGTAACTTGTTCTGGATGTTCGTGAATATGTTCTCTTGGCTTTTCAATGTCAGGCGCGTTTTTTACCCAAGGCTTAGACATGTTTAATACTTTACTTTCTTCTTCTGTCTGCTCGTCTGCAAAGCCTTTTTCGATTGATTCTTTAGCGGTTAGCCATGTTTCGGCATCCATCAATTCCGAAATTTCCGCCTCTTCGATTCCTGTACGATTCGCATAGGTTGTTACTATTGCGTCTTTCACTTTGTCGAGTCTCGCAGATACTTTTAGCATTTCTTGAGAATCACCTAAAGCGAACGTCCAAGGGTTATGAATCATTAACATAGCGTTATCAGCTAAATGGACTTTATTGCCTGCCATAGCGATTACACTAGCAGCAGAAGCCGCTAAACCATCGACTTTTACCGTTACATTCGAAGGATATTCTTTTAATAGGTTGTGGATGGTGTGACCGTGAAAGACATCACCGCCAACACTGTTTATACGTACAGTTATATCGCCGGACATTCCGTTTAACTGCTCTTTCACCCAAGTATCGGTAATACCATCACCCCAATAATCAGGCCCAATATCACCATAAATTATTAACTCGTTCATTACTCGCCCCTCATCAGGTCGTTATAAGCCTCTTTTCTCCACTTCTCGAAAGTGGAATTTAAGCTTTTTGTGCTCAATACGTCTTTAATATGGCTGCTAGCATAATTTATAAACGATGTCGGCTCTCTATTAAGCTTTGAAGCAACTTTCGTTAAGTGTCTATCGTAGAAATCAGGCATCCAGCTTTGGAAATCTTCAGGCTTTTTTCTGTTTTTCTCTATGCTTATGGCCTTAATTTCTTGCTCAATAAAGTTTTCTATTTCGCTGTCTTTTTCATTTACACCCATATTTAATGGGATCAAAAATTCGTCCAACCCCTCTTCTGGATTTAAGTCTTCCCATTCTCGAACTTCGTTTCTTTTTAGCCAGCCGTCGTTGATACCTTTACCATAAGCCTCGTATCTTGAAGCAGTGTCACCCCTTAAGAGTCCTTCAACATTATGCTTAATAAAATATTTTCTACGTTCTTTAGGAGTTAAGAGATCACGATTTATTGATTGCTCGATCCTTACTAGCCAAGGTCGAATCGTATGGACAACAAACTCAATTGATTGATGTTCAATATTAGAGAATGTCGCTTTATCAAGTTCAGAGAGCATATGCAAAGGTACTCGATACCATCTTGAGATTTCTGATATCTGGAATTTTCTTGACTCTAGAAATTGTGCATCTTCAGAAGTCATCCCGACAGTTTTATAAGATGCCCCACCTTCAAGTATTAGCGTCTTATGGGCGTTCTCAACACCGCCATGCTTGCCATCAAACTCTTTACGAAGTCTGTCGTATGCGTCTTCAGATAACGTTCCTGGCATTTCTAAAACCGATGGTACTTGCGCGCCATTTGAAAATAATTTAGCGCCATGCATCTCAGTAGCTAAAGAAAGACCTATAGACTCTCTCGCTAATGAAATCGGCGAAAGACCTGTAACCCCATTAGACGCTAGTCCTGACGTTCTCCATATCTCATCTTGAGAAAATACCCTAGCCGCTCCTAGCTCTTGATAATCAAAAACCAACTTCCCCGCCTGAGTTTTATCGATATTTGTATGCTGAGTGTAAAGCGGAATTATTTCTACGACTTCGCCTCGACCATTCCTTATTGTTTGCGAATATTGATTACCCCTAAGGCCAAGGTTAACCATTTGAAATTCGCGCATTTCGTAGGCTGTTTGTATTCCATTCGGGATATCATGCAAAACAGACTGCAAAGGATGATTTAATGCTTTTTGCGTTCTATTTCCATTTCTTTCGTATACGTTTAACGGAAGGCTCGCAATGGTTTCAGCTAATATCCTTACGCAACCATAAACAGCAGATACTTGAAGCGCTGTGTCTGGTGTTACAGAAACGCCAGAACTAACATTATTTGTACCTAAAGTCTGTCTCCACCACTCAGGCTCTTTAAGTAATGAATTAATTATCTTCTTTTTAACCCATTTAATCACAATACCCTTAAGCCTCTTGTTTCATACGGTGATCCTTCCGCTTCCTTATTTAATAACGCAACGCCTAGCGCCATTATCGTCGAAACAACACCGTCAATTTTTGCCGTTTTACGCTCTTTATTGGGGAAGATATTTTCTTTTTTATCTTCCTTCGCTACGACATTTGAGAACATCCATAAAAGTACCGGATCAAACTCGAATAATACTTCTTTCTTCAAAATAAGCGCTTCCAATTCTTTCATCGGCTCTGAGAAGTTCTTTACTGTTTGCCCGTATTCGATCATTGGAAAGCCTTGCTCAGACATACGTGTAGAAAATTGAGTGGCCTGGAATGGATCGTAGGGAATATAAGAAATTTCAAAGTCAGACTTTAATTCGTCTAAGTCTTCTTCTATTTGCCCATAGTCAAGGACATTCCCAGGTGTTGAGGTTATCCAGCCTGAAGAGTGCCATGCTTTATATCGAGTGTTCCCACCTTCTAAAATGGTTTCTTCTGGTAGATAATGCCTAACAAATACAGCCCATTCTTTTTGCTTTTGTGGTGGGAATAGGATTGTCATCGAAGCAATGTCTATCTTGCTTGCTAAATCGATTCCTATGTAACATTTCTGGCCGTTGAAATCGTCCAGACTTAATTTTTTACGCCTGCAAGCTTGAAAAGCTAGCATGTTCATCCATGCCGACTTAGCACCAACCCATAAGTTAAGGTGTTTTGTTTTAAATGACGCTTGTTTTGTTGGTGATCGTCTAGCTTTTGCTAATTCACCTTGAAGGAATTCTTCATCAACACTAATTCCGAAATTAGGATTTGCCTTTATTAGTGAGTCGATATCGTCCCATCGGTCGTCTTCATCGATAGTGAATATGATCCCAAAAATAGAATCATCCTTTATTGAACCATCAAGTATTTTTGTAATCTCTGCGCGTTTTTCATAACAAGGGCCACCCATATCTGAACCGGCGGTTGTTATGTATAGCATCATGGGATTCTCACGCGCTCCCATGCCAGTTACTACGGTGTCTACTTGATCTGAGTCTTTATGTTCGTGAAACTCATCTGCAATGCCACATGAAGGGCTTGCACCGTCGCCAGGATCACCAATCAAAGGCTCGAATCTTGACCCGTTGCTCTCTACAGTTAATGATTTTGCGTTAACCGTTAAGCCAAACTTCTCGCGTATAGCAGGAACTCTTTCACAAACTTGCTTTGCTGGCCTAAATACTTCCCACGCTTGCTTTTCTGTTGTTGCACCACAATAAACTTCAGCGCCAAATTCATCATCAATAATAAGATGACCTAGACCTAATCCTGAAATCCAAAAGGATTTACCGTTTTTTCGCGGTATTTCTATGTAACATTCACGAAACCGGCGTCGCCCGTTCTGTTTTTTCCACCCATAAATATTAACAGTGCAAAATATCTGATAGGACGAAAGCTTTAACTTCTCTTTTTTTCGCGCCCACTTACCTTTTACATGCGGTAATTTTTCTAAGAACTTGCACCACTTTTCAGCAGTGTCGATATCAAGATAAATATCTTTTCTTTCAAGGTCGTCTATAAACCTTTGACATGCTTGTTTGACATATTTACAAGCAGGCGTTTCCCCAGAAAGCACATTGTCTGCGTATTCTGCGGCTATCGTTACATAACGCATTAGAAGTCATCGAAATCGTTTTCTTTCGGCTTATCAATTGATAATTTTGCGCGATCACTTGGAGAAAGACCGAACTTCCCTAACTCCGCTGAAAGTCTTGTTAATCTTCCTACCGACATTCCTTCAAAATCTAATCTAAACTCTGTGAAAAGCTTCACCATAATTTCTACACTAAAAACGTCGGCGTCTTTCAAAATTCCTGCGGGGATTTTTTCTACTATTTCGTGCCAGTGCTTCTTTTCTAATTCGTTTAAAGTTTCAGGCGGATCAACAGGAAAGTTTTTTGCTTCCGGCTCAACCCGTTTACGCTCTGGATGCGTCTTAAAAGCACCCCTTGCATCAAGAATACTAGTGGCCGTTCTTGGTCTGCCCATTATTTAACCTTTTTGATTTTTTGGAGTTGTAAAAAAGTGACGAGATAGGCGGTCGTCGCGCCATAACTGATAGAGATTTAGCCTCCCCTACCCCTTACGACTAACCTCACGACCAAATGACCCGTCATGTTTAGCCGTCTTTTTACTGTGGCAGCTCTTACATAAACTCCGTAAGTTATCGGGACTATTGTTATATGGATTACCGTCTATGTGATCAACCTCAGTTGCAGGCTTTAATGTATCTGTTTTCTTACAGTCTTCGCACAAAGGAGAGTTACTTAACTGAGCTGGCCTAATGCGATCTCGCCAAGCCCTCTTGTCATAAAACTTAGGCTTTCTTTTTGCTGTTATTTTATTTGCTTTACCTGTTATATCTGAAAGGATTGGTGGTCTACTTGGCATTAGCTCTCTACAATTAGGAAAGTAACTGATCGATCCTTCTCTCTACCTGCCGTCGTAACAATGCTGCTAGTTACTTTGTACTCGCTTCCTACAATTCCACCGGATAACCAGACTGTTACAGAAGTACTAGAGTCAGTAATTGAATCACTATCTTTAGTTAAGCCAGATTCCACAGCTACAACGCTTGAGCTTATCGTGTCCGTCCCTAACCAATCAGACCAGTCAAACTTCCAATCATCTACGTCATCTTGATCTCTAGTGACTAGTAGACCCTCAACCCAATTCATATTAAGAGCTGCTTGCAGTACTTGTAACAGTTACGTTTAAAGTGTCACCGCTGCTTACAGACTTATCGCCGCCACTGAATGCACCTGCGCCAACTAATATCCCAGTGGTGCCGCTCTTCGTTGAATCCGTTCCAACAAATGCGCCGCCAACTGTTGCTGTCCCGTTTATCGAAAAAGCGGCCTTACTTGCAGAATTATCTACACTCTGACTAGCTACCGTTCCCATATTTAATGTTTGTCTTACTGCTTCACTGTATGCTGTTACTTCAACCCACCCCACATGTGAACTCATAGTGTCAGCCGCCGCCACCGTAGGAGTCCCATCCGTTAAGCCTACATAATGCGCCGCTGTATAAGTAGAGCCTTTCCAAAACTTGTCTAAGACCTCATTAAGCCCAACATTAACCACAAGATTTTCTACCGTTTCAATCCATTTTAGATTATCATTTGAATCAAAACATTCAATCGTATAAATGTTCTTAACGCCTACTTGCTGTTGAAATATTCCGCCCCTGATAAGTTCAGCTCCCATAGTCATGGCTGAATTGACATTTTGCAATAAACCCTTTTTTAAGGCCGCTATAAGTTTGTTTATCATAATTTCACCTAATGAATTGTAAATGTTCGATCTTCAAATTTGATTGTGATTGTCCTGCTGTCAGGAGTAACAACAGCGACGATGATAGTTGAACCATCTTGTGTAATAGAGCTAATGCAATCGAGACTTAGCCCCACTTCGAATAAGGCTGCGGCAACAGTAGAAAGCGCCGCATCAACGGCCAGTGTCAACACGCCGTTATAATTTGCAACAAGGCTTTGTAATTGTGACGCTTGAACACCCAATCCAATATCACCGAGATAATCCGCCAAAACAGCGCTCGATAAAGTGTGAACTTGATTAAGGCTTACAGCGCCTTCAATTGTGATTGTTGACGCAAAGCTAACGCCTGACGCAATGGCAATACTTATACTTGCAGCGACATCCAACCCGCCATTAAGGCTAAACACATGATCTTGATTGAGAGTAATCGCCCCTTGGTAATCAACATTCACGTTATTACCAAGTGACTCGCTCGTCACTATGTTTAAGGTGCTTTCAAAATCCGCATTATTTGTTGCTGTAAATAGCGTGGTATTATTTAGTGAAATCGTTGCACTAAAAGTGACGTTACTTGCACTTGACAATGTTGCACTTGCTGCAAGAGTTGTCGAACCTTCGTGTGTTGTTGCACCGCCTGATAAAACACCCGCTTCAAAATCATTAATCCACTGGCCAGCAGCGCCAGTACTTCCAGCAGCAACAATGCCTTGCTTAGTTTCCGTTGAACTACCAACTGTAGCGGAGTCATCCGCCGTTCCAGGCCACGAAGGTGATGCGCCCGTACCACCTAAGTACAGTTCTACCGTGGTTCCATTTACCTCGATCTTGCACCATTCATCATCAGCGCCTTGCAGCGATATAACATCAGTGCCAGTCCCCGAAACATATTCAGTTACTCGCCTGCCTGAAACCCCCGTTCCATGTGTTTTTACGCCAACAAAGTTAGAGGCATCGACTACACGAGTTGCTACATACGCCTCTTGATAGCTCGTATTAAACGCAAGAAAGCGTGCTTGCGTGTAGTTATCAGCGTCGGCTTGATCTGTACAGCGCCAATATTTTGCTGATCCAGCATTTATTCCTAGTGCATTCGTAGAAATACTAGCGCCTGACCCTGCATCATTATCAGACCAGCCGGTACGATCCTTTAATAAGTCACCGTTGGTGCCGGTAAAGTCGTCTGAAAAAGCCATTTACGCAAGCTCAGAAGCAATAACGCCTTGCATTTTCTGAACACAAAGATCATTAGGGCTAACAACCTGCAACATCTTAACTAAGCAGCCCTGCCATGTCTGTTCGGTGAAAACGCTCTCATTAAATCCATGTGAATTCAAAGTCGCTTGCTGTTGATTTTTAACGCCATTAGGAATGTCATCGGTTAACGTATTACCGTCATAGGCTGAAAGCATATCCGTATTCTCAGCATTAACAATATTCTCAATCGCTGTGGTGCCGCCAACAATGGTAATCACCATTTGTTTTTTCGGGCGACCATTATTTGCGGGGTCACGTTCTGGCCAGCATAACCAAATAAAATCAATGTCGGCACTTGTTAAGTTCGCCTCTATCCAATCTAACGCAGGGTTTACGTTACGCCCTGGATTAGCTCGGTAAGTACTTATAAAAATCCTAACTGCCATATTAAAGCCCCATTACCCCATAATTAGTTGTATAAATCTGCGCATAAAACCAAGTGTAAAAAAGTAAAGTGGAACACAACACGCGGCTAATAGTACAAACCCCAAAGCCGCATTAAGAATGTCTTTCATTTCATTTCCCACCAATCGCCACACAAATGCTTCGCAAATGGCAAAATTCCATTTTTACGCTGAGCTAAAATTGGCAGTCCGTAATAGATGCGCAAACCGTCCAGCTTTCTAACTAACTCTTTAATTTGAAATACCGGCCTGGACAATGTGCCATTCATCATTGTGATTTCTATAAATTCATCGTGGACAACTGCATTAAGAGACACGTCGTAAACATCGCCGTACTGCTGATCCGGTTTAAAAACTCTAATTTCATAATGCGCACGACCATCAATACGCTTGACATGAATCATAAAGCCCTCCCGATCCGTGGAGGCAATAAAAAACCCGCAAACCTTCCGGCGCGGGTTGAGAGTGAAATCCTTCGTAAAACTGTGTTAATAATCAGTACTGGGTATTATCACAGCTTATTAATTTATAGCTTATTTAAGTAACCCTGTCAATACCCATTTTATTATCATCGAATAAATGATCATACATGGCATCTTTTCCTTTATTATTCAATATTTCGATTACCTTTAAAACGTCATCATTAAGATAGAACCATTCAAGGTGGCTCTTGTGTTTTTTTAACTTTATATGCAAGAATTTCTCATCTGCTGGCTCACCCCTAAACTTTGCCATGATATATAATTTTGTAGGGCTTCCTGTTATCATTGCCTTAATTCTTTTATCTATATCTATCGTATGACCTATCTTTACTTTTTTTGTTTCTAGTGACGCTATAAAGTAAACCCAAACGCTAAAATCATCTTTCGGGGATTTTGCTAACTTCAACTCTTTTAGTAAATGAATAGGTACTACCTGTAAATTACTCAAAGCTTAGTCCTTACATGGCTTGATATCTTCTGCTCCCATCGAGAAATTATCGGGGTAATCTCGTTGTATTTACCTTGCCAGCTCTTAGCCCATGCTTGATGGCTTATTCCAACCATTTCGGCTTTATCCGATTGATTCATTGCTTTTTTACCTGTTCCTGAGCAAACGATGCAGTCTTGAATCTCTGTGGTATTTATTATTTTATAACCTACCCCGCCACATGATTTGCATTCGATACTTGAGCAAGTGTCCTGAATGGCGACTTTAACCAAGCTGAATATCTTTTCAGGGTATTCCGTAACCCAGTCAGATAGAGCTTTTTTATTTGCGACCTCATAAACCAAAGAGCCTTCAAGCTGATTATATACAGTGCCATCTTGCGCGTATTTATATCTAGCTAAATAATAAGGCCCATCACTTAAACCAGCTAGGGCGTGAGCTACGTCCTGTGGTGTAAGTCCTTTACCGTCTGTGCTGCTTACCGAATGAGACAACGGTTTAACTCTGATATTTAATAACGCTAGCTTTTCAAGTTTACTCATACGCCACCTTTTAAGGAGTCCGATTAACCTTCAATAATCTTTAATGCTTCATCAACGCTTCGAGCTATTCCTGCCTTACCCCCATTGTCATTGACTAAATTAACAAACCATATTTGCTCTTTAGTTGGTTGGCCTAATTCCGTCTTGACCTCGATAGCTAATAACCGACCATCGGATAACATGCCGGTTATATCACTTAAACCTGGAAAGCCTAGCGTCACCCATCGAGTATTTACCTTTACTTTTCCGCTAGTGTTTACATTAGCGAAAACAACTTTAGGATGACGATAACAAAGGTCTAAAATGTTGTGCTGTATTTCAGACTCTTTCACAATACACCCTCCTGCCTCGCTTTAAGCAAAGTTCTAGATAACCACTCCCATTGATGCGGCCATAGATCAGGAGTTTCGTGAATCTCTCGATGACAACCAGCGCAAACCGGCATACATGCATCATCAGGTGCTTTTGTTCCCATACCACCCATGTTCCCAACGCCGATTAAATGATGCGCGTGATCGGCCGGCGCTTGGCATCTGCAACAATCTAGCGAACGTACCCATGCTAGATATTTTCTACTTCTAAAGGTTTTTTGCTTAATCATCTATTTGATGGCCATTCAATATGAATTCCAAACTTCTCACTAATATGCCGATCTAACACCCTATAAACATCGCTAGGGTTTACCGTGTCCAGTTCTGTTGTGCTTTCCTTATCCATCATGACTTTTTGAATTGGTCGCCATAAATGATTTTTAACACTCTCTGTTGTCCAAGGAATATCTATCTCAGGCTTAAGTACTTTCTTCATTTCCAAACCGGAATTATTCAGCTCTTCAGCTAGCATAGAAAAATATAAGTGCATGGATTTGTTTTGTTGACTGGTTCTCTTGCTTTCTTCAGTCATTAAACGCCTCTCTTCTCAATAATTCCGGTTTATCCACTCCAGGTTCCGGTTTGTAAAATTCACACTCCTCTACATTTCCAAATTCTTTATGCTGATCTTGACCGCATCGATATTGCTGAGGGTTTAAGCTGTTGCAGCGAATATGCTCACAGCGTATGCAATCGTTAGTTTCTTCGAGCGTTAAGAATTTCAAAATATCAACTCTGCAATTTTCCAAAAACCCATAAACATCACTACTGAACCCGTTATTAAAAACATTAAAAATAATGCTATCTTTTTATCTTCTCTTTCCATGACTACCTCCTATAATCGCGTTCTTTGCCTCTTCTGGCGTGTCGTACTCTCTGTGTGTTGGTTTAATGTGTCCTTTGTCTATCGTGTAGGTGGTGTAGTACGTTTCCACTCTAGTGACGATTCTACAAACCATGTGCTTATCAGTTTTTATGCAATCATTATTGTGTTTTATCCAGTTCAAGCAGCACCCCATTCGCCACGATCCAAGTTTTCAAACTTCATATACTCAGCGCGCCAAACTAATCGAAACATTCCTGTAGGGCCGTGTCTGTTTTTCAAAACTGTCAATTCCGCCGTTCCCTTGTCTGGTGAATCCTTGTTATAAACTTCATCGCGATATAGAGTCATGATGTTGTCAGCTTCTTGCTCGATAGAACCGGAATCTTTTAAATCACTCATGGTTGGCCGTCTTTCTTGTCGTGTCTCGACTTGTCGTGAAACTTGAGCCAATGCCACTACGGGAATCTCAAGCTCTCTAGCAAGCTCTTTAAGCCCTTGTACGACTTCCTCGACTTGCTCATGCTTTGGTATGTTTCTACGCGTAGCTTTAATTCGTTGGACATAATCAACGTAAAGGATTTTTATATTATTTTGAAACTTCCATTTTCTTGCTTGACGAATCACGTCTGTAATTGTTGGGGCTGGCTTGTCAAACAGGTAACATTCTCGGTTCATCATATCCCCTGCCGATCTATTGATTTTTGCCCAGTCAGAATCTTGTAAGCTTTTAGGGGTTCTTAGTCTTGCCGCCGGTACTCGCCCGTTAATTGAAATCATCCTCAAACCGATTTGCTCTCTTCCTTGCTCTGCTGAAATAATCCCGCATGTAACGTTTGCCCCTTCCGCCATGTTTAACAACATTGCCGTTTTACCCATCGCAGGACGCGCACCAATAATGTATAAATCTGTATTTTGAAAACCACCAAGGCATTCATCGACTTCAATAAATCCGGTTGAAATCCCAGGCATATCCTGATCAGAATTAAAAATTTCATCCATGTTGTTTACGCTTGTTAGCAGTGCTTTTTTCAAGTGGCACGTATGATCACGCTTAGAAGCGTTCAATTGCATCAAATCTCGTATAGCTTTGTCGATTGCGTCTTGGCCTTCTTCATTTACTGCTAGCGTCAACCCTTCTGCAATCTCAATCGCTTTTTGTTTTTGGGCAAACTCTCGAACCACCTTGGCATAATGCAAGGCATTTGAAACACCTGTGCAATTCATCGCTAATTCACCACAGACAGGTATCCAGTTTCGCCCTGTACGCTGTTCTAGCAATTCTGAGACTGTGATTACATCAACCGGTTTCCCCTCTTTCTCCAGGTCAACACAGGCCGTGTAAATCTCTTGGTTATTCTCAGAAAGAAATTCATCAGGTAGTAAATCAATCTCATTCAGCAATGAAGGACTTTGAAGTATTGCGCCTATTAGCGCTATTTCTGCTCTAGACACGAGGGAATTCTCCTGGTCTTTGACTTGGTTTGTTTTTTTGTTCATCAGTGAGATAAACATCTTTCCAAGATTTAACCACCGCCGTTTCTAGAATTTTATTCGGGTCTAGTCCGTCAGTTTTGAATTTCGTTAACTTATTCACCAGCGTGTTAAGCGCTCTTTCTGAATTTATTGCTTTTAATTTTTTTCTATTACTCAGAAAATCATCCCACAAAGATTTATCTAGCCATTCAGGAATTGAAAATTCATTCACACGCGACGTTCCTTTCCCTTCCTTTCCCTTCCTTCCTTCCTTCCCTTCCGCTTTCACACCACTTTCACGCGTGGGTGACGCGTCATATTTTTCAGGCAATATGCTTTCAGATTCTCGATTATTGATGACTTGATGAGATTTGAATGATGGGATTTCAGCATATTGCTTTCCATTTATTTCATAAATTTCGATTAATCCAGCTTCAATTAATTCTTTTCCCATCGACTCTATGTCACAATTATCGCCAGGGAAATACCGCAACTTAAAAGTTTTTGGCTTCCAAATTAAACGCCCTTCCCTGTCTGACTCACACCATAATGACACGTAAAAGAGGCGTGAAAGTGGCGTTAATTCAACTATGTCTTCAGACGTAAAAAACTCTGGTTTTATAGTCCTAATTCTCGCCATTTCGATTCACCTTGATTAATTTTTTAACCTTTGCCATAATTATTACTCCTAGTGTTAATTACCCCAATTGCTCTGCAAAGCGTTGGGGTTTTTATTTATAAAGCTCTCGTTCCATTTGGTCTTTGTGGTACATCGTTATAAAAGCCGCTGATTCGATCTTAGTTTCAAGCTGTTTATTCATTGATCGACCTCCTGAAATATCTCTTTTAACTCATTTCTTAAGTAATCAGCCTCTATGCCTGTTTTATAAACTCCACGCAAACGCCAGCCACATTCATCCATTAATTGTTTAAACTGCTGTGTTCCTTTTTTACAAAGCTTTACCCCGCCTTTAAACTTAAAAATCCCAATAGCCTTTTGATGATTCGAAAGTTTATAAATCAAATCTTCAATGTCTCTTCGCTCATATAATTTGTTATTCCACATGATTAAAACGGTATATCATCATTAAAATCATTAGCAGGCGCTTGCTGTGGTGCGCTCTGAGCTTGTTTGTCTCGGTTTACGTCAAACAGTGAACAAAGTATTTGATCGCCTTCAGAATTAATTCCAGCGGGGTTAAATGTGCGCTTTAAAAGAAGGAACGGCCCGTTATCAGATTGCATAATTGCACCGATGTTTTCATAACGGTTTTTAGTCTCACCGTTTTTTTTATATGATCCGGTTTTCACTACTACGTCGTATTTTTTCATAATTCACCTTTATGATTTTCTATAGTTCCAATTTAATTTCATTTAGCTAAAATGCTTATATGACATTAAATATTTCATTAAATGATTCGTTAAACTCATTACTAAGATCAGGTCTTAATAGTTCACACTCTTCGCAAACACCTGATGCTTTATGTTCGCATTCGTGAAACTGGCAATAAGTGTCGTTTGCTTGATGTTCTTCTGCTTCAAACATATATCCCTCCTAAATTCTAAATAGTGCCCATGTAGCTAATAGATAAAAAACCGCACAAAGAAATAATAATAAAAGTAATAATCTGTGCGGCCAGTCCATAACTCACTCCGTTAAAAATATGATTGCTCTTTAATTCGCTTAATTGCCCATTCTTTAGGTGTGTACTCGATATCGCATAACTCAGTACGCTCAACGACATTTAAAATGCCGTCTTTGTCGTACACAGTAAAATAGATAGCCCCGACACTAGAGGGAGTGGGAGGCAGTGCCGGAGCTGTGGAACTAGGATTTTTGATAGTGTTCATTTAACTTAGCCCTCGCTATAGTTAATAAAAGAAATGTTGGAGCAATTCTTTTTTTGAAACTTCACCCTGAGAAACTTCAACTATCTGGTCAATACGCTCAGGTCTCGCTCTTCGTAGCGGTGGATCGGGCATGTAATGAATCTGTATGTATTCATGGCTAGTGCCTAATTTCTCAGCAAATGTTCTTTTCTCTTCGAGTGTTAATGATTTATAGAATGTGCGAAATGACACTGGATAAGCCTTGTAGATCGGTTAAAGATATCAAAATGATATGTCATAAGATGCGTATATTCAAGCTAAAAAGGTATTTTTTTAATATTTATTTGATAATTAAATGGGACTTTTTTAGTCCTATGCAAAAAGATATGATGGTATTAATATGAAACGTATGGATATTAAGGAAATAAGGCGAAAAAACATGCGCGCTCTATCTGAACAGATTGGCGGCATCCCTGCTATGGCTGAGAAATTAGATAAAGACCAGAATCAGATAAGGCATCTAATTGGTAATAACCCTAGCCGTGGAATTGGTCATAAAATAGCAAGGGAGCTAGAAGCGGCATTTAGTAAGCCTACTGGTTGGCTTGATATAGACCACTCTAGAGGCGCTTCTGGAAACCAGAAAACAAAACGCTTACTACATGTAATTACTAAATATATTGATGAGGCTCATCCAGAACTAACACCTGAACAGCAAGCTGACTTAATTTTCAACATGCTGGAAGAGCATGTAAATAAAGACTTGGAAAATGGGAAAATTAGGGATTTTATAGATTTTTGGGTATCAGTAGAAAAGAGGCGCGCTATAGAAGCGCAGCCTCCACAACCGTAATTGCCGATGTTCTCCGACGCTGTTCTTTTTCTATACTGTCAACTTTAGCTTTATATAACGTTGCTTGAGAGCTTATCTGGTTTATTTTATATGCGCTATAAATATTTGAAGCTATCAGTATCACCACAGCTATAACTAGGCCGTAGATAATCCCGCACCTAAGTCTATCTTGCTCTCGCCTAATCATCCCACGTTGCTCTAAATACTCTAGATCAATCATATTTTCCACCTCCTTCTTCTTGTTTGGCTAATTAGTAGACCAAAATGATATCTGGAAAACAAGAATTAAATTATGGTTTTCTATAGTAATTATTTATTAATGTATATACATGGTTTATATCTATCGGTATTTAATTAATATAAAAAGAGTGGCCACACCTTACGCATTTAAAGACTTTATGCCCTTCCAGGCTAGTGCGCTTGTACCTATGCTTATGTTTAATTAGACATAATAGCTTAATCAAGCTTATCACCTGTAAAGGCAACGTCTGTATAACATGTGCCGGTAGAGCCTGAATGCACTCTAGATTCTTCTAGACGCCCTCCCCATGAAGAATTATCAAGATCAATAGTCCCTGAAAGAATATCTGTTATCGTGATTATCTCTTGATCACTATTATCTATAATTTCAGTATCGCGCCTAAGCTGAAATTCACCATTTCTCTTGATGATGCCTTCATATGTGCTAGAAGTTTTGACGGTATACCAGTCACCGCTTTCAATGGTTGAGTCGACATCCTCAATCATTACACCGTCTTGAGTGATATCTATCCCGCCAGTTTTAGGGGTAATAGTTAGACTCCCGCCGCCAGAGCAAGGAAACGTCCCGCCTCCTGATATGACTGAATATTCCCCGCTAAAATCCGGAAAAGGATCATCTAACGGAGTAGAATCGCCACCATTATCACCGCCACCGCAAGCCGTTAAATTAAATGCTAGTACAATTAGAGTTAGCCTATACACTTGTATCCTCCCGTTTTTAATGATTCGCGCCCAGCCTACCCCATTTTATTAAATAACTCAAAACCACTATTAGAAGAACTCGACCGTCTTTTATTAAAAATAATTCCAAAAATAATACCTTTCTCTTATCTTTTTTTGATATTTTTACTTGCTTTCTCATATCTTTTTGATATGCTTTAACCATAAGCAGTGAATAATAACCAATCCACTCAAGGACGAGTGACAAGATAAAACGAGATATTGATATCTCATGGGGAATTTAAAGAGGTAAATATTATGTTGAGTGAATTTCAAATAGAAGTATTAAAGCTTAAGTCGTACGGCTACCCCACTAAAGTAATCGCAGAACGATTACATAGGCAGCCTGAAACGATTGAATACCATCTAAAGGAAATAAGAATCGCTTTAGATGCAAAAAACACAGCACAAATGACATTCATTGCAGGCGCTAAAGGATTGGTCGCTGCTAATGATCCTGAATTTGATCCAGGCAACGAATCGAAAGTATCAAGGAGAGCGGCATGAGCACAGCACTAGCCACACAATTAATTAGACATCGTGAAATCAGCGTTAATTTAAACGGTAAAGAAATCCCTTCTTCGTTTGTTCATGATGCTATTCAAGACATGTCTTTTAATGAGCTTGAGCCAGTCATTAAGTTGATCATAGATGACAAATGGCCTGATATTTATCATGGGATAGAAATGCTTAAAGGGCTTGTTGTAGAGCGTTTACAGATAGAGGGTGAGCTATGAACCACTTCTTAGAAGCATTTACCGCTGTTTTATTTTGTACTGTTTTTGTATTTGCATTATTGGGGATTCAGTTATGAGTGAAATAAATATTGAAGAAGCTGAAGAGATTGCGGAGTTAATAGTATCTGACATTGCTACGCCAACTCAAAAACGCAGCCTTTTAAAGTATATAAAATCCGAAAAGAAAGCATGGGAAAAAACACAAGAGACTGTCAACACGTTGATTAATCCAGACGGCTCACAAGTGATGAGGGAGCAAGCGTTATGACTAATGCGGTAACAGTTATACAAAAAACACACTTTAGAAAGGCGTTTAATTCGCCTTACCTAAGCTCGGCGGATATTGTAGAGCCGGTAACGTTAACGGTGCAATCAGCAAGATTAGAAGGTGATAAATCAAAAAAATCTAAGGATTTATTTAATACTATCTATTTCGCAGAAAAAGAAATTCGCCCAGGCGAAGCATTAAAACCAATGATTCTAAATGCTACAAATTCTAAATTGATGAAAGATATTACAGGCTCGCATTTTTTAGAAGATTGGGCGGGGGCAAAAATTGTTGTTCACGTTGAATCTGGCATTAGATTTGGCCGAGACATTGTTGACGGCTTAAGAATTAAAAAGGCTCAACCAAAACCGCAATTACAACCAGATACGCAAATGTGGAATAACGCTATTGCAGCTTATAAGCGAGATGGAAACCTAGAAGCTGTTTTGAAGCGTGTAGATATTTCAGAAGAAAACCAAAAGAAAATTATTGAGGCGGCAAAATGATATTTCATGATGTTGAGCAAAATACAGATGATTGGTTTCAATTACGATCCGGTAAAATGACTGGCTCAGGCTTCAGTAAAATAATGGCTAACTTTGGCAAAGCATTTGGCGAGCCTGCTAAAAAATATGCGGCCACAATTGCGCTAGAGCAAATCACTGGGAATCACCTGTCCGATGGTTTTAGTAATGAGCATACCGAAAGAGGTCATGAACAAGAACCTTTTGCTAGAGAAGCTTATGAGCATAAATATTTTATCGATATTCAAAACGGTGGCTTCTTTGATTTAGGTGATATCGGATGCAGTCCGGACGGCTTAGTTAATGACAATGGGTTAATTGAAATTAAGTCAGTTATTGCCACTACTCATTATTCAAACATAAAAAGACAATCATTTGATCCAGCATATAAGTGGCAGCTATTAGGTAATTTATTATTTACCAGTAGAGATTGGATTGATTTTATTAGCTATTGCCCAGACTTCCCAGAAGAAAACCAGCTATTTATCCATAGATTAAATAAAGACGACTTTCAGAATGAATTCAAAATGATGGACTCAAGAATAAACGAATTCAGAGATTTAATAGAAGACTGTAAAAAAACTATCAATCAATCTAGTTACGTTATCGGGGTCGCGGCATGAACATCCAATTTACAAACAAGCTCGACGAACTAAGAAAATCTAATCTATCTCAGGAAGCCATAGAAAGCGCTTTACTGGATGATGCTGTTTATAGAGTAAATATGGCTAAGGATGAATTAGAACAGGCACAAGCTTATATGTGTAGTGCGTTTGATTATATTAAACAGAAATAAGGCAAAGACGATTCTAACTAGGATTGAGGTTAATTTTCCTAGCCAGTGGGAGTTTGCCGAATAGACTGGCACTAATTTAAAACAGGAGATTAAAACATGGGGCTAATGTGTGATTGTGATGTTGATTGGGACCCTGATCCTGGTGACTGGTACTGGTACGGCGAAGCGAGAGATTATGCGCCATTGCCATTTAAAAGAAGCAAAACATGTTGCTCTTGCAATGAAAAAATTAAACCTGGAGAGCTTTCCGTAGAGCACCGTAAAAGAAAAGTGCCAGAGCACGAAGTCGAATATAATATTTACGGCGAAGACGGAGAAATCCCTATCGCATCTGACTGGATGTGCGAGTCATGCGGCGATCTTTGGTTTTCAATTACTGAGCTTGGCTATTGCATGAGTCCTCGTGATGACATGCGCGAACTTGTAAAAGAATATGCAAGAGAACATAACACCAATCAACAGGAGGGTGATTTGTGATTAATGAATTCGGTACATCATCAAATATTAATAGTGAATCAATTACTTTAGATGAGATTAAAAATTCTATTAAAGAAGTTGAAGCATTTAAAGCTAGCGGGGTATTAGATTATTTTAATAACAGTACTTTTAAATACGCTGGAATAGACATAGTTGAGACACCTGTGAAAATGGTTCCGGTAGTACAAGTAAGCGAAGACTTTGAATGGTTAACGGATGAGTCAAAAGAACGATTAAATAATCAATTAATTGGATTACTTGGATATAAAGAACTTTGCGCCGTTCCTAAAGATACAGCTTACATAATAAATTATGGTATTGGGCCTATCGTCATGCGACCAGAGATGGCAGCAGTACTGCAAAACGTTAACACATTGGTTTAACACCTAAAGGAGTGAGTATGGAAACCGGAGACTATGTTGAATTTTTAAGTGATAGGCAAACAGAGAAAGGGCCAAGCACTGGGAAAATAAAAAGCAGTATGGGCGGTAAATTACTTATTGAGCATAGCGATTGTGTAGAAGAATTTACTTTGGCAGGGATACAGATTCATAAGAAAACCACTCATCGTAAAGGTGGGGTATTATGGCAACTAGTTTAAATCAAAACTAAGTGTATAAAACCAAACGTAAGCCTTTGATTTAATGATAACTACTAGTTTTATAGAAACTAGGATTAAAACCAACTAGATAAGGGGTATGTATGTTAATTACTTTAGATCATGGAGAGGTAAGGAAGGCGCTACTTTGTGCTATAGAAGAAAAAACTCAGAATATTTTTGATGCGCAAAATAATGAGGATCGCTGTTATTTTAGCGTTGTATCAGAAGGTAAAGACATCGAAGATATAGAATCGGTAGAATTCTCGGTGATAATCGAGCAGTAAATAGATAAGGGGTATGTATGAAAAACGGACTTGAAGAAATCGGCAATCTTATTAGTACTCAGGATAACAGAATTACAGACCAGCCAATTTTCGTAGTAGAAAAAAGCGTGATGATTATCACTGATCCTGACTATGGGTATGATGCAGAAGAATGGATTAACACTGAAAGCGGCGAGTATGAGGAAGCAAGCGATACAAAATCTAAAAGACTTGATGCTTTGATGGAGGGTTGCAGATGTACAGGCGATTGGAAAAAATTCTATCTAAAAGAAACTTGGGAATTTGTAACCGCTTGTTTTACAGAGCAAGGCTGTAAGAACTTTCTAGCCGCAAATGGTCACAGAATAGGGAAAAGCAGAATTTATGCTTATGGTAGTTATAGAAATCATGAATTTCAATCTGTTAGAGATTTCCTGATAACTCAGGCAAGCAAAAAGGCCGCTTAACACTTAGCAGATATTAAAGGGGTAAGAGTATGGCAAAAGAACTGAAATACCTAACAGATACTGAGGTTATTTGCAGGCAGGGAATGAAAATAGAATCCCTTGAAGAAAGATTATTATTGTTAGAACGGGCTATAGAAGACGCTAAAATGTATATTTATTGTATCGGAGGCCCATTAAATGATAACAAGTTAAATTATTCAAAAAATCAGTTAACCACATTTGCCAATATTGCTAATTGCTTAGATATTTAGGCCAAAAGGGGTAAGAAGTGAATAAACTACAACGATTAGAATGTATTAAGTCCGGCATTGAAACATTGTATGAAGAAGCTAAGGTTTTAATTCCTGAGATAGAGGCAGAGCAGGAAACGCTAGAGGATGTTTTGTGGAAGCCTGAGATTGATGACAACTATTACTATGCAGATGTAGATGAAGATGAATTTGTTAATATATCAACATGGGAGAGTGATTGTATTGATTTAGTTCGATTAAAAAATGGCTTGGTTTTCAAAACAAAAGAAGCTGCTGAGAAACACGCCAAACGATTAAAAGTCTTCAACCTAATGTGGCAACTAGCGGATCAGCTTAATGACGGTTGGATGCCTGTATATAATGACTTGGATCAAGATAAGTATATTATTGAAGTTGAATATGGAAAAGTGGCAACAACGATTCTCAGTAATATTCGCCATGCACAACCGCCCTTTAAAACTAAAGAACTAGCAGAACGCGCAAGAAAGTTAATCGGTGATGAAGCAATAGCTGAGGCGTTTAGATGAGCGAGTTATTCTTAACAGATGAAGAGCTGAAACAATTAACCGGCTATTCAATTAAATCGAAACATATTGAATATTTACGCGCCCACGGCCTGCCCTTCTTTATTTCTGCCTCTGGCCATCCAAGAGTTGCAAGGGTTCATATCGAGGGTAATATTGTAAACGAAAAAAGAAAACCAAATTTTCAAGGATTGAGTCGTGCGTAAAAGAACTGATTTACCGAAAAGGGTTTATTTTAAAAATGGCAGTTACTTTTTTGTAACGAAAGAAGGCAAATGGATAAATCTGGGTAAATCATATATAGACGCATTAGTCGAGTATGCAAAAATAAACAACGACAATACGCCGGTTTTTACAATGAACCAGTTATTTGATAAGTACTTAGTAGAAATTATTCCCACTAAAGCAAAGAACACCCAGAAAGACAATATATCTAGCCTTAAATTCTTACGCATAGCCTTTGGGCACATGCTACCAGACGAGATCACCCCTCAAGATATTTACGCTTATATGGACGCTAGGAAAGCGCCTGTGAGGGCTAATAGGGATAAAGCTTTATTAAGTCATGTTTTCAAGAAGGCCATTCGATGGGGCGTTACTACAATTAATCCTTGTCGCGATGTAGAAAGCAACAAAGAAACGCCTAGAGATAGACTAGTTACCCCTGAAGAGTTTTGGCTAGTTCATGATATCTGTGAAAATAAAATGATACGCGTAGCTATGAAGCTCGCTGCTATAACAGGATTAAGACAGAATAAAATTCTATCGCTTCAAGTAAAACATTTAAAAGAAGACTGCATAGAAATTGATAGCGGTAAGCGTGGGTTAAAATTATCGATCAAAAGAACAACCGAACTAAACGAAGTATTAAAAGAAGCATCAAGCATTCACAGAGTTTCAAGTTTATACATTATTCATAAAAAAGATGGTCAACCCTACTCGACAAGTGGATTTAAAGCAATCTGGAAACGATGGAGAGACAAAGCGCTTGAAAATGGGCTTACTGAGTCTTTCACTTTTCACGACTTAAGAGCTATGGCGGGAAGTAGTACCGATGATTTTGACTTATTAGGTCATAAGGATAAATCAACTTTTCATCGGGTTTATAGAAGGGCACCGGTTCCGGTTGAGCCTGTTAAGCTGGTCGGCAAAAAATAAAGTATTAGACAACGAGGGGAAAATTAGACAATGTTAGTGAAGACTACCGCTAAGTGCTTGAAAAATGGGGTGGCTAAAGGGGCTCGAACCCTCGACGACCGGAATCACAATCTTAATTTGCTTTTAGAATAAAGGATATAAATTACAATTACTTATAGCATTATTTAGCTTTTAAATCGTCAAATACTCAGTACTAGTACTGTATAAATAGAATCAAAGACTTACAGCACGTTAGATAGTAAAGTTAGACGATTGTCTAAGGAAATATTAACCCTTCCAAATTTTACCAGACCAATAAGCCGTACCGTCATTATGGACGTGCACCCGTTCAGGTCTGATTGTTTTGCCGTCGAAATGAATAATATAAAACCCACACTGCCAATCGACTAAAGCATCTGTGTAAGTAAATTGAGGTCCGTATATCCAAGCTAGCGTACCGGTTGAAATACCATAGCGAACCCCGTTATAGTCGGTTATTATCCGATCATATAACTCATGGGTATGGCCTGATATAAACGAAATCCCACCCCAAAGGGCGTTATTCATTGCAGCGTTCTTGCCGCCTTTCCATTTGTGACTAGAAAACAAAGTCTCGTTAATTACCCACTTTCGGGCTATGTCCCAATCAGGAAAATGATCGTCAATTGAAAATCCTGAAAGCCCTTCAAACTGCGCTACATCATTCGCTATTCGCGTATTGAATCTAGAATCGTGATTACCTTCTGACCAAATTAAGTCTGAATCTTTCGAAGCATCTTTAATTAGCCCTTTAGCGTCAATACAGCCTTTTATTTCATCAACTAAAGAAGGTCGCTCTTCAAAGCCATTTCGAGGGTGTCTTGATATTGTCGCACCGTCTAATGAATCACCCCCGTCATGAATAACCTCTGGTTGAATATGCTCGATAATTTGCAGCATTATCCAGTAAGCCGGTGATAATGGAGCGACACTTTCAGGCCAGAAGTGCGCATCAGAAAAAAATACACCTGTAAACGGATGATCTAGGAAATATTCTTTGGTGCCGTGTGGCTTATAGGAGTTGTCTTTGTATAACTGAAGATCGTACTTTTTACTAAGATTAGCTTTTCGTCGGTAGTAACCTCTAATGTCTGTGTAGCCCATTTCTGAGGATATTTCGACATCAGTTAAGCCCTTGTCCGTTAGATCATAATATGTTCTAACAAACTCTTGCTCGTCGAGTAAAGTCATTATTCATCTTCAAAATCTTGAAAAGGGTCTGACTTTCTAGCTTGTATAGCTTTAGCGTCTGCATGGTTTATTCTGTTATCTGGCTTATCTGCTAATCTTTCTAAAAGCCTTACAATAAAATCAATCATTTTGTCGCTTGATAAAATTCTAATAAGTAGTGATACGAGTATGTTCATAGCTTTTCCGGCCTCCATTGCAAATGAATATGGGTTTTTTCAACTAAAACAAAAAAATCCGTTCCTAGTCTTTCAGTTAGCTCCTTTGCTGCTTTTGCTGTTTCTACATCGTTAAAATAGCGTGTTCTAAAATCTAGCGCGTCACCTCGATAATGGGCTGAGTATTGAGAGTGAGAACCTTCTGAGCCTGATGTAATGACTAATTCTTGACCTAACTCTTCCCAAATATCTCTTGCTATCATTGCTGCTAATATAACTTGAGGCTTAACTTGAAATAATCTAACACCATCTTTTAGTTTCATTCGGCTCTACCTTTTGAAGCTAACAACATCATCATTTTATCGAGTCGTTCATGAGTGCCTTTATTACCTTCGTGTATCTCGGTTCTCAATGAATTAGTAGTTGCATTGAAATCATCTTTACTGACATAGTTTTTCTCTATGTCGTCTATCCGCTTAACCTGCCTTTTACCCATCCAGCCCATAAAGCCCATTATCCCCGTGGCAACAAGACCTAATCCGATCTTAATTAATTGAAAATCGCTGCTTCCGTCCGTTTGCATAACAATCCTATGAAAATTGATAGTGTTTAATTCTGTGTTTTGGGCTATAGTTGCAAATATTTAATTTTTGGAAGTTACGATGAAATACATAATAATCCTAAGTCTGATGCTTATAAGCTGCGCTACTCCAAATAAAAATGGAATATCAAAGCCTACGCTTGCGACTTCTGTTCCTTCGTATTTGGATACCTTCCCACTTAATCAAGTGAGCAAAGACGCCCTTATTCAAACGGTTGGCCTTCCAGACAAATCATCTAAGATTGACGGTAAAGTTTATCTTTCTTATGAAATGGGAACTGGCTTTGGAAAAAGGCAATGGATTTATGAAATTACAGATAATATAGTTTCCAATGTTAGGTATCACGATTCGGGGCCATATAACGGAATGAGTGCAAAGACGAGACAGCAAGCCATGCCTTAAATCTCTCTCAATTAACCCCGTTAATTTCTGCGCTTGCCGCCATCATTAAGCCACCCACCGCTACAGCCCAAAAATCGAGAAATTCTGCTTTCCCTGTTTTTGTTATTCGCTGATAAATCTCTATACCTGCACCAATAATTATTGTTGCAGTTAATGCAATACGTGTTGAGTATTGCGGCCAGATTAATGCCACCGCTATTTGGGTTAGCAAAAAGCTCACAACCCCAATAGAAAAATGTAAAAGTTTATCTTGTGGTAATTTATCTAAAACATTAGGTTGTCTCATAAATTATCAATTCCTTCTATATTTAAATAATATTAGTTTTCATATCACTAATATAAACGTAGGCCAGTGAGCCGCCTCCCGTTTTAGTAAGATAAACATCTCTTAAAATTGTAATGCTGTCGGATGTTGAAGGATAATTGGTTATAGTAAAGGTGTACGTTGTGCTTCCAATTTTCAATTTTATTCTATTAGGTGAGAATAAAGACGGATCATAAATTACTTCAATATTTGTGAATACAGTATTTAGATTTACCCCGCTATCAACCGTTTCAGTTGTTGAGCCATCATTGCAAAATACTTTAATATTATTTGATCCGTCAACGATAAATCCGATATTACTACTACTACCATAAGCAAAAACACACTTTAATTGACAATTAGCCGTCCATCCAGCTAGTCTTACCCTAAATTTACTTCTGACTTCATTAGCAAACGTCTTGCTTTCCCCGTGAAGGTATTCACCAAATGACGCCTCACTATTCACCGTCCCACTGTCACCCGCTGCTAATCTTATTCCTGTGCCTGATAAGACATCTATATAGGATAAACTTCCCGCCGTATATTCTGAAAACCCATCTGTACTCCTGCAATGATTATGATCATATAAAGTGTTATTATTGAAAGCATCAGCCCCCAACAATTGAACATCATTTCCTAAGCTAAAATTAGTGCCGTCAAATTGCATGTACTTGTTGCCACCATCGCCGACATACATGCGGGGAGTGCCTGAATTATATTGTATTTGTACTCCTGATGCTTGCCATGTTGCGCTATTTATCCATATAGAAGGTAATACGCCGGTTTGCCCTAAATCAATTGCGCCCTTACCTGTATTAGTGATGCTTCCTGTAGTGGTTGTAAGGCCGTTGTCTATTTCTGTTTGCGTGTTATCTGCTGTTATATCCAATCTTCGCATAGTCACTGCGTCAAAGTATGCACCGCTACTTGCTGAAGAATTTGTATATAATTTTAATACCGCGTATCTTGCATTCGCTGGTGCCGTGGCGTTGCCTGATAAGTAAGTGAATGTTGCTACACCAATCGAGCTTAATGAGCTTTCGGACAAATAGGTTTTTACGCCATTATACCATTCAATATATAAAAACCCCGCGCCTATTGAATGGTGACGAATCCAAGCGCCGACGTGAATTTTATCACCTTCCTCAACTGGGACATAAATAACTGTTCCCGCTGCGTCTTGATTCCTAACCGTTGTCGATGCTGTTGAAATATAAAGCGAATATGACCCATATTTTGCCGTAGCACTTTTGCTGCCGCCACTCCAATAGGTTACGTCTGATCGCTCCATATCTCCATCTATTACTAAATCTTCCGACCACGTTTCACCAATATGCGCGCCTGTTACATCTGCGTTATCATCAGCCTTATTAGCCCCGCCTATCTCATCCCAATCACTAGTGGATTCGATAGTTATAGCGTCAACCTGCATGGTGCCGTCACCATGATTATGGTTAACTATAACCATTGGGCGAAAATATCTTACATCAGCATGTAAGCCTGAAGGGTTTTGTGGATCGCTTGCGTTGCCAATGTATGTGCCAATACCTTTATAATATCCTGTGAATGTTTGCCACTGACTTAATGTATAACCACCCATGTCTACAGCATGAGCCGCAATAAAAAACTGATTGCCTGTAGTATTTAAGCCATTTTGATCAACTCGAGTGGTTCCATCAATTGCAATACCATTAACCCCACAATAAAATAAATCCTTCGCGGAGTCTGTCGGGGCAGCGGTCATTCTTACTTTTACTTGGATTTTATATAACCTGTCTGGGTCAAAAGGAATATTCACAGGGAACTCTAACCAACGTTGGCCACCGGCCACTTGATATACTAACCCACCCATATTGGCGTCTGCTGGATAACTTTCTGTGCCACTACCGCTTAAATCTGTCCAGTTATGCGGCTGTTCAAACTCCTCTATGAATGCACTATGCATTATTGATGGTCGAATATCATTTATTCGAGTGCCGTCATCGAGAGACACAGCATCAGCATGTAAAATATTAAAACCAACATTATCAAAATAGACTGTACAGTTTGAATGACCATTAGGCATTGCTGAGTGTGATCCAATTACATTTATCCTAATCCCCCATATTTGCTCACCTGGATTTACTCTTGCAATAAATGGTTGGGTGTGCCATGCACCTGTTGAAATATTATCAATTTCTATATATGTTCGCCTATAAGTAGTTGCGCCATAATAAAGATCAAAGAACAATCCAGGTCTACCACTGCCAGTAATAGCATCCAAATAATAGGAAAATGAACCTACAATAAACCCGCCTACAGGTAATGGGGCAGTACTAAAAGCTTGGCTCTTTGAATCATGCAAAAAACCATAATTGCTCACTCCATTTGTTGTATATTTTGCAGAATAATTACCTGTATTAACAATTATTAATTCTTTTGTAGGTACATTGCTATATGCACTCCACCCATCAGGGTAGGTGCCAGCCCACGCGCTAAAACTAGGATTAAATCCTAATGCGGTTGAATCGTCTGTATTGTATATCTGCCCTTCTGGGATATTTGCTAAATCTGCCCAATCTGGATCATCAGCTGTAATCGGAGTTCCAGTTGCAGCAACATAACTTCCTGGTAATCTTGATGTATCAACAGCACGCACCCAATAATAAAGAGCACCATCTGCACTCGTTACTGATGAATCTGTAAATCCAAATTGTTTACTTGGCAAAGCATTTACCGTGTCTATTCTTGATGCTGACCCAGTATCATTTGTAGTATTCCTCCATATTTCTACACCTGCTAAATCTGTATCACTAGGCGCAGTTCCATCAATAATAATTCCATCAACAATAGCAGTAGCAGTTACACTTGTTGGATTTCCTGGTGCCGCGGTTTTGCCGGTGACGGTTTCTGTTGTGTTTATTGATGTTGACTCAAACCCAAAGATATTTATTGCTTTAACTCTTAGGTCATACGTTGCGCCGTCTTCAACATTTGGAATATAAACCTGTGTTTCATCTCTTTTTGGTTGTTCTGCTAATTTAATATAATTGGAGTCAGTCGTTTTTTTATAATAAATTTCATAATGGGAAACTTGAGTATCTGTTGATGCTGTCCAGTTTAAATTAATGCGACTTATGATTGTCCCGTCATTTAAATTTAATAGATCACTATCACCACTTGATATTGTGCCAAAACCTACAGGCGCACTAGGTGCATAATCGTTTGCTGGCTCATCTTTTGGCGTATTGTCTTTTATGTATAACGTTTGGAAATTTGCATTGATTAAATTGCTAGGCGATGAAAATACCTGCTCGACGGTAAGCTCTTCATTTGTGACCGCTGTTGAATTGAGTGAAGGCACATTGCCATCATAAAACCAGCCAGGATTTGACCCTAGCGTGTGCAGGTTTCTTTCAACATCGTAATTCGCATTAGTGTTAAAATTTCCATAATTAACGGTAACATTAGCCTCGTCTGGCAAAGACAACGCAGGCCCATCTATTATGCAGAGAAACCCGCCTGGGGCACCTGGGCACCCTGACCCACCAACAACATCGTAACTATTTGTTACTATTTCATATGACCCGCCAACAGAGTTTGCCCCACCAGAAAGATTAACTTCACTCGATACACCGGAAACAAAACCTCTAGCTATTATGGCTAAACCCGCGCCGCCTGCGCCACCGTCACCGCCAAGTGCTTTGTTTACGCCATTGTCTTTTACGCCGGTTCCGGCCGTTCCTGGCGTGCCTCTTAACTCAGAAGGAATGCCAAGCAAGTCTGTCCCGTCATAGGTGATGTTTAAATTCTTTAATATCTTTCCTTCCTTCGCAGAGCCACGCAAAGGAACACATTCAAAAGTACCGTCAAAATCATCAACATCATCAAACCCGCCGACACTTCTAACGTTTCCTAGTGTATCGACTTTTTCTAATGTAGCGCTTTCTCTACCATATGAACCAGTAGATCCAGTTGGGCCGCGTCCTACACCGTTAAATGATTCATTATTAGTGATTATCCCTCTAACCCATAAGCGAACATTGTCGTATACTGCAACCGTCACCCCTGCGTTAACAGTTAAATTACCAAGATGATATATGTTTTTAGGTGTTGCCGCGCCGGTTAGCGAACAATTAGAAATTATCGTATTACCTGATAAGGCCGCACCTATTTCAGTTGATAATGAAGTCCAGCCTTTGCCAGAACCGTCATAATAAGAGTCAGGTAAAACGTAAGCGCTTGTAAACGTTGCATAAGGCGGAATAGCGCTTGATGATGCTTGAAAGGTGCAATCAATCTCGCCACTTAATAAATCCCTTGATGTTTTAGTTACCTTCATCGACCTGGAAAGTCTATGCGGTAAGACAGAGGTGTCCATTGCAAAATCGACTAAGGTTTCCAGATAAATATACGGCGTGTCGCCTATCTCAATATCACCGCTATTTGGTAACAGCTTAGCTTTGAATCGCCATTGTGGATAAACCTTATCACTTGCCCATAGGTCAATTAAATTGGCAATAGTTTCATCGGTGTAATTATTAGCGAAAACGCCTCTAAATTTTTTCTCTTCAAAGTCTGTTTCTTGGTGTTTTGCAATACTATCCGTATAAACTAGTGTTGTTGTTAGTTGATAGTCTTGCCTATACGCTGACCAGTGCCATTTAATACGATATTTATTTTTTAAATTTTTAAAATCATACTCTAAAGCACCATGCGACATTATCCGTTCGCTAGTAATGAAAGTATCACGAATAAAATTTGGCAGGATTGCTACGTTTCTTTTTAACCCGTGTGATCCGTCGGAATAAACCGGCATAAAGCAACCGATCATCGGGAGCAATTCTTCTTCTATAAACTCCTTTGCGTTAATATTTCGCAAGCCCATGAAGCGACAAATAACACCTTTGCTGTCGTCGGTTGTATCCCATAGGTCATCGCCAATACCTGTAAAATCATCGGTGGTGACGTAAGTCGCATCTAACGTTAAACACCAGCCAGGAGGCAAGGTTTTCCCCGTTTGGCCATACAAGCCACCCAATTGAACGGCATACAATAATTTAACAACCGGCAATTCCAAGTAAACAAATTCTTCTACTTTTGGTTGTCGGTTTAGTTCTCTACCTGAATCGATTTGATGCTCTACTGCGACGGTTTGAAATAAACCACGACCGCCTGTGTCAATGGTTAAGTAATCGCTTGTCCCATCTGACCCGACACCGCTACATCGAATTATTTCGTCTTCGATTTTTACATAAAATACTTCTTGATTTGGTGCGTCTGAATAACTTGACCCATGATCTACTAAGGTATAAACCGAGTTATCGCCGACGCGAATTAAACTCGTTTCTGTAGCACTAAGGGTTGCATAAAGATTTGAGAATGTTTCGGGGAATAGTTTTTTATCTTTCGCTATACGCTGAATGTCTTCTGACTTTAACGTATACACTTTATCTTGATAGGAAAGTGAACCAATAGCGGCGGTGGCTTCAATTTCATAATCACCCCAAACCATTCCTTTAAAGCCAGAATAAACACGAACTCGTTTTAAACGAATCCCTTTATCTGCTTCAAGCTTTGTTTTTAGTTTGTCGGATAGAGCACCAGAATTGTCAAGAAATTTAAGTGTAATGCCACCAATACCTGCAATTTCTTTTAGCTCTTGAGAGATGGCCGACCCACTAATAAGTGAATTAGCGAGAATATCGGCGCTTACTGGATAGGCTGAATCAGTGTGAGAAAGAATGTATACCGGATCGGTAAAGTCTGATGCAAAGTCTACGCGCACAGTAAAGCGTGGCTCTCGACTTGCTGCTAGCATGTGAGCCGAATAGGAGTCGTTCAGGTTTCTCATAAATTGGCGTTATATAAAACTTTAAAACTAAAAGACACGTAACCATCGATCCTGTGATCATTTCGGTTTTCTGTTTCATCACCTTGCATTACGACGGTGATAGGATTTACTGGGGAGGCATTGGTGCCTTTAATATCTATGGTAAAAGTCTCTCCACCTCTTACACTACCGAAAAACTCTAACCATTGATCATATGTAGTGGAGCTCGCCAATACGAAGCTTGTCTGTAAGTCCCATAACTCATCAATGGTGTAAATGGTTGTTTGGGTTTTTCCGCTTAGTGATCTTGATTCTTTTTTTATTGACCTCGGTACCCTGACTGCTGCAGCAGGTGAAAAGTCTATTCCGTAAGAAACACCTGCAGTGTGGCCAGACATAACATCTCGTAAAGCTACATACGTCACATTAGCCATGGGCAAGTATCACTCTTTGTTTGCCATCGCCTGTACTTGCGACAAACTGATCGTTCTGGTTTGCTTCTATAATCCCGGGAATGACAATATCCATTAACTCTTTACCATCGATGCTCACATGAATGTGGTTTTCTGATTGGCTTGTATTTGAAGAGCGATTCGGATCGACTGGAAAACCAGTGCCTGGTACTGTTTCGTAGCTTCCTGATGAACCGCCACCGCTTGCAGCTGATTGGTTTGAATTGTAACTAGACGAATTTATTTGCTTTAAACGTGCACCACCCGCCAACAAAGCTTGTCCAGCAGCCAGGGCACCGGCAACCGGCCCAAAACGCGATGCTGATTCATAAGCCTTTTGAGCCGAAACAAGCATGCTTACATATGTCTCCGCCCTTGCGAATTTTTTCGATTCTTCGAACTGACTTTTGCTTGAGCCTGATACGATCTCCGATAAACTACCCAATATTGATGCCGTAGAGCTAAGTCTTGATTGCATGGCACGTTTTTCATCTTGCGCCACTAAGCGATGATGATTAGCAATTATTTCCCTAACCATAATTTGATGACTTTGCAGGTATTCTATTCGCTTTGTGAATGAATCCTGCAATATTGATTCGTTAAATTCAGGTATAATAGGGTCTTGCTGTTCTGCACTTTGTGCTGCTTCAATTTGACCTGCACCAGCATTGCCAAAATTTAATCCTTTACCTTCTCTTATTTCGAATTCTGCAGAAACTAATTCGTTGTATTTTTGTTGAGACTCATTGATGCTTTTATGTATTTCTAAATTTTTGAGCTTTAATTCATTGGCAGCATTTAAATGTTCACCCCTACTTTTAATTGCTTGTTCTTCTGTCGCCTCCAACCCAACTGCATTTAATAATCGACCGGATATTGAGTCCTGTTTTGGCAAAAGCTTGGCATCTAATTCATCGCGTTTTGCTATTAACTCGTGAATTTCTATACCAATGTCATTAAGCAGTACACGGAAGCCCTGCATTCCCACCTTTGACACATGAAACGCTTTTGGTATTTCTGTTCCAGCATAACTTGCTAATGATTGGATACTAGGCCCGACATTAACTGCAATGTCATTAGCCATGCCTTGCAATGAGAATCGCATCCGAGAAACAGAATCTTTGGCTTCTGCCATTTTATCGACTTGTTCACGAGACAACGTCAACCCTAATCGTTGAGCTTCTGCACGCATTTGACGTAGTGACTCACTACCACCATCTATAGTTTGAAGCAGTGAAACGCCTTCTGAGTCCCAAAACTTCATCGCCAATCGAACTTTATCTGATTGGTTAGCTACACCATTCAGTGAATCAGCTAACACCTCGAATTGTTGCTCTGGTGCTAATGTGTTTAGGTACGATGCAGACAGGCCTAATTCATCAAGTGCTTTTACGGCTTCGCCGGTGCCCTGGCTTGCTTCTGATATTCTGCGAGTTTGCCTTTGCCAAGCGATTGACAAGGAGTCGAAGGTTACGCCGGTTAGTTCTGCGACATGCTGATATTCACTTAATGCTTCGGTACTGGCACCGATACGAATGGATAGTTTTTGGATTTTATCACCGGCATCCAAAGACCCTTTAACCAAGTACCCGAAGCCACCGCTTCCCCCTAACCCTACGATAGCACTGGTTAAACTAATTGTAGTTTTCGTAAGGGCTAAAAAGTTTTTATGAGCATTTTTAACCGCATGCTCACTTCTGTCTTCGCCTTCCAGAACATATTTGGACTTGGTGGTATTTCTAGTCATGTATGATTACGCTATCGATTATTTCCATCGCTTCCAGATAATAGTTAGGCTGGTCATATAGGCCGCCACTAAATGGAAGAACGGAATTTCTATAATGAGAATGCAAACGCAAGAGCGATGACGCCCAAGGCTCCACCATTGGTTTTAAACAGGTTTTGGATTCAATAACGATGAAATCGCCATAATTTACTTCCCACATGTCCACCGGTGCTGGATTTGATTCATCGCAGTGCCGTCTTGTACATGTGTTGCAGTTAAAGCTTTTGCTATTGTTAGTTACTTCAACTGCAATTAAGATTTTTTTGTGTCTTCACCTGTTATCTGTGTCAAGTGATAGATTTTTCTTGCTAGTTCGTATTGGATATCCGCAGGCACAAATACGAATTTGTTGGCTTGACTAAATACCAGTGGATTTTCTTCTTGATCTGGAAAATTCTCCCAATCAAGTAATCCATATTTTATTAGTGGCCTAACTGCCTCAGATGTTATGTTGTAGCCGTCTTTTGTGAACACCAAAAATGGCATAACTTCGACGAACTCACTGCCAGATAACCCTTTTATGTGAAAGCGTGTTGGTTCGGTTTCGTTTTTCTCGATCTCAGGTGTGTACCATTCTGGCGTTATTTTGCTTAAAGCTTTCATTAGGTAAACACCAATTCCATTTCGTTGTCAGTTGTTGTTTCATCAGTACATGCGAATGGGATATCAAATGTTCTAATGCCCTCTCTATCACCTGGTGTTACATTGGTGTAATAACTTTCGTTAAGGGTAAGCGCCCAGATATTGCCAGCGGTTGCGCCTATAGATCCTGTCTGAATTGTGCCCGTGGCACCGCTTTTGAATTTTCCGATGAAATCATGCGTGGCTTTCAACACGGCAGATGGATCAAACGAACCTGTGACATCACGACCGGTGATAACAATCTCACCATAGCCATCACTGGCATTGGCATCGGGTTGCATGGCCACTTGTAAACCAAGGTCCATCGACAAACTAGAAATGGTGGCTGCGTAGGTGTGCGCCTGGAATGTCGCACCGATGAATGGTTGTGGCTTAGTGCTATCAAGCGTGGGACTAACAAGAGATACATCACTATGACCGGCATCATGACCCACTACGGTGACGGCAAGCTTTGCATATTCACCCGTGGGCGCTGTTATAGCGAAAGCCATCACGCGGCAATCGGTCATTTGATGCAGCATGCCGTCTTGATAATAATACATAGTGCCGACTTCGTGTGTCGTGGCATCTGAGGCGTTTTTATAAGTTACGCTGGTGCTAGCAACAATTGTTTCACTTAGCCCTGCACACTCTAAAATAGGGCCGAATTCAGGGGCTGTGCCTGCGGTGCCTGAGCCTTTCATTTGCAAGGTAAATGAAACCGCCTTTAAGGTGCCACCAAAAATACGCTGCATGCTACCAATACTGGAACGGATAGCAGGGTTGTCGATCATTCGTAAGCCTTCAAAGCTCCACGATGGTTCTTCAACTAATACCGCATCACTTGCCGCAGATGGCACTGCAGGTGTACCAACACCGGTTTGCTTTTTAAATAAAATGACATCACGCTTTGTCAGCATCTTTCTTTTCCTCTTTCGGTGTTGGTTTGTCTTTTGGTTTCTCGATTACTCGTGAACCGGCTTTTTGTGGTGTCACTGTGACTCGCTTACTCATAACGCGGGATTACTCCTGTTTCGATAGTAACGAAAGCGCCAGGGAAACACTTGATAAGCTTGCGGCGTTTCACCCTCGCCTGAAAACTCGATCTCTTCTGGGTCGAGTTCTTCGGTATCCGTGACAAACTCTAAGCCTTGAGTTATGTCTTGATTCAATTTGATTATGATTTCTTCTTTGATTTTGTTAATCGTGGTTGATAGTTCACTATTCTGCGCAACGGTAATTTCAATATTCACCGTTTGCCAACAATCCAAGAGACTGTTTGATAACTCCGCAACAATTTCTGACTCACCCATTTCAATGGATAATGCGGGTGTTTCTTTTATATTGCGAATCTGATCGCGCTTAACCCGCGATCTAGTCGTTGTTAATCCAGTTAAGTTTGTTTTTATTGTTGAGAGTATTGTTTCTGCTTTGTGGGTCATAGTTTTTGAAGAACCAAAGTTATTCGTTTTTTAGTTTCGCTATAAATCCAGTCTTCGACGGTATAGTCCACGCTTTCCATTGTTAAAAAGTCACCCTCTCGTAAATCACTAAAATGTGATGCCAGGGTATTGAACGTGGTGCGATAACCGTCGACGTTACCAAATTGAACATAGCCATAGCCGAGCATGCCGACGATGGTTTGTGTTTTACTGGATGGGTGCGGATAGGCTAGCTGTGTGTAGGTGACAGTTACACCTAAATCACTGTAAAGCTCTTGAATGTCTTCGTCGATATCTGATAGCGCCATAAATAAAAAGGGCCGCGTTTCGGCGGCCCTCTCCTTTGCTATTATTATTTATATTAAGCTACGGTGCCTACGCCTACATTAATTTCCACTGCAATGTCAGCACCTGTGCTTGCGCCTTTTGCTTCGCGTGCGACACAGCAACCCGTCACATCACCTGTTGCAGGTGTTGCCGCGTTGTCGTCAAATTTACCAGCAGACGCATCCCACATTACGCTTTCACCTTGAGCGATATCTGCTGCATCTGCTTTTGGTACGTTATATACACCTTTCATACCTAAAACACCCGTTGCGCCGTCTGCAATATCTTCCAATACAATGCCGATTTGCTGGCCTACCACTACGGGCGTGTTTGCCACGATTGTTGATCCTGAGCTATTGGCATAATCCATCGTTTCACCGGCTTCTACATATTTTGTCGTCATGTGTTTTTCCTCTTGAATTTGTGAAATAAAAACGCCGAATTTAATCGGCGCTTATTTTATTTAAACAGGGTTTTTAGCCATTGTGCGGAAACTTAGTGGACTTACGCCTGCATCCATACGCACTTTGAATTCGGTACCATCAACCATCCAGCCTGCTTGTTGCTCAAGCACTGGTCGATCGTTTCCATCCAGGTAAGAAACTTCAATGGTGTCGTGCATACCGGAGTTTGCAGCGCCATACCAGTTCGATGCACTAGCTGCATCCAAACGAGCATCAGAAATCACCTCAAATGTACCACGCACACTGTTTGGCACAGTGTTGTTTTTGGCGCTTGCTCCGACTTCAAACTCTGAATCACGCACGACTTTTGCTGTGCCTTCAAGGGCTATTGGAACCAACAAGTTTGCTAGGCGGATATTAAGTGTGGCATCACCTTGTTTCTGTTTAGCCATTGCAACACGCATTGCATCTACCGATGCTGTACTAATTGCGGCACCTGTTAACAAGTTGGAATGGTCTGCATGGAATAACGCTGTACCATCAGACATTGCAGGATTGCTGGTTAGAATTGCGTAGACCAAATCACCAACTGTACGAATTGCAGCACGCCCCATTTTCATTGGTATGCGTGTAAATGCCGACAGGTCATCATTGATAATTGTCTGGCGGTTTATACTGAATAACTCGCCATATGTGGCCAACTGAATTGTTTCGCCGCTATCGCCAACCGTTGCGTATTTGTATTCTGCGCCTGGGCGTACTTGTCGAAGCGAAGGGAATGTGTCTAAATCACTACGATTAGCCACTTTAAAATCTGGTAATTCACCCACGTTTGTCCATGCTTGGAATGTTTCCTCGGCTTCGTCATAGCCTTTAAGCATCGCTTTGTTTGCCACATTTGCTAGTAGGTTTGTAAAGTCTGAACCTCCGTGCGTGAACGCGGCAGCAACCACTTCCATTTTGTCCATTTGCTCGGTTTTTACACCAGCGATGGACAAATACTTTCTTGCCATTTCCATCAACGAATAACCACGAAAGTTATTACGGCTATCATCTTTCTGCGCCAATCCAGCGCGTACTAGTAACGCTGACTGTGCGCCTTGAGTAAAATTCTCTTGCTCTGTTACAAGCGTTTCAACATGTGGTGTGCGGGCCAAGGGCTCTGCTCCTTTTCCTAAATGGGCCAATAATTTGGAACTGGCCTGCGCTTCATCAATATCGTGATCGTCAATACAAAGATCCAATATCTCTTGGACACCATCACGACTTATAAAGGGTTTAAACTCTGAGCGTATAGCACTAACTCGCTGCTTGTTTGCTGCCAACACTTCTGCTGCGCTTGGTGCCGCAGGTGTTGCTGGTTCTGGTGTTGCTGTTGCGGCTGGTTCAGCAGGTGTTGCTGGGGTCGCCTTTGGTGTTTTACCTTTTGGAATAGGCATAGTTTGTTGCTCCTTTATGGTTTGAAGTGTGGCGACGACCGCCGCCGGTTTGAAATCTTTGGGTAAACTTGCTTGTAGCTTTGATCCAAGGAATCGCGATTTATCAAAACCTGCGGCTGCTGGCATTTCTTCTTCGATTATTTCATCAACGAACCCGAACTCCTGTGCTTCTGCGGCTGTATACCAGTGATCTTCACCATCGGTTAATAAATCCATGATGGTTTCTATGTCTTGCCCGGTTTTTCGTGTGTATGAGCTAGACATTGCTTTGGCATAAGTGTCTAACACGTCGGCGTATTCGCGGAGTTCCTTTGAGTTACCTACCGCACCTCCCCAAGGGGCATGCACCATAAAAAGTGCGTTTTCTGCCATCTGTACCGTGTCACCAGCCATTGCAATTAACGAGGCAATTGAAACTGCTACGCCATCGACACGGACATTAATTTCTGCTTGGTGACTTCGAAGCGCGTTGAATATTGCTATGCCGTCTGATACAGACCCGCCATAGCTATTTATTCGCACTGTGATGGTTTCTACATCTAATTCTGATAGCTGTTCTGCGGTATCTTTTGCGGTGACGCTTTCGCTCCACCAGCTTTCACCAATGTCGCCATAGATTAACAGCTCTGCTTCCGATTCCCCCGCTGCGCGGATCTCATAGTTACTCGTCTGTTTCGCTGCTTTCTTTTTTGCCATCGTCGGTTTCCTCTTCCTTTAACGAAGAAGCCCCGGTTTGTGCCGGGGCTTCGTTTTGTGTGCCTTTGTCGTGTTTCGGGTCGGTGGTAAATATAAGGCCATCATCATCATTTTGCTGCCGCCATACTTTGATTTGTTGGCGCACATTCTGAGGATTACCTCCTGCTGAACGTATATTCTGTTGTGCCGATGCATAGCCTGCCCGCTCTTTTCTCTCCATTGCATCGACTTCATCTTGCGGTTTTATCCATGGCATTGGTGGCCCACGATAGTCTGCATCGTAAAGGGTTAATGGGTTTATATCTCTGGGCACTTTTATTTGTCTTGATGCTATTGCCATTTGTACAAAGCGTGTTTTTATTGGCCGGCTATGCATGCCGACAAACATTCGCGTTAACGCTTCGTAATGAATCCAGTTTTCGACAAGCTCTTGACGCTGCGCCGAATAGGTTCCGTTATAATTTTTTGTTATAGAGCTGTTACCGGACCCGGTTCCTGCTGCGACACGGCGCGACATAGTGTCATGAAACGGTGTTAGTAATGACGATGGGCGGTTGCTGTCAATCGTGCCCACATCTTCACCCTGTCTTAAATTATCAAAACCCATTCCTGGCTTAATGCTGAAGGACCGCTCTGTTTCTCCGGGTGATGGTGGAGTGTATTCTTCGGGTGTGCCTTTTTTAATATAGAAACTTAATGCCGCTGCTATTCTAGCAGCGACCCTCTCTGATTCCTCGTAGTCTTTTAAATCTTCAATTCGTGTGATAACGGGCGAGAATATCGATACTCCACGTGCCTGACCGAAACGACCAGCTAATTTTGGGTGTAACATCTTATCTGCTGAAACACGCTTGGTGTTCAAATCAATTCGCCAAGTATCAGCGCCAGGATGTTGCTTTAAAACATGATATGCGCGCGCTCTATTCCATGCGTTACGCTCAACCCCTTGAGTAATTTTCTTTGAATCATCATTAAGGTCAAATGGTAATAGATCAGATTCGATCAGCTCAATTGAAAATGGCACTCTACTCCCGTGATCAAGTCCAGGTATTGAGCCTTCAAGAAATTGAACCAAATACTCTCCGTCACGAAACAATGTACGCGCCGCGAGTCTTTCTGTTGCTACATCATCCATACCCCATGTAACATTTAATGTTGGTGCAATATCTTTCCACAGCTCTAATAATTCGTTAGCGAAATCTTCATGAATATCACCGTCGAATGTTTTTGGTAAAGGCTCCCAGCTTATGCCGTTAGGTCCGACTGTACCATCGACAAGAGTGTCTAGTACCGCACTAGCTAAATCATAATTCTGCTCTAGTTGTCTTGCATACCCTCTTAAAGCAGGGCCAGCACGACCGACGACCGAATCACCACTACTATTATCTGGTTTTAATTTACGTAACCGAGATGGGTTTGCTGCCTCGTAAGCTGCTAGCGCTTTTCGATATTGTTCACGCTTAAACGCCCACGCTGGTGAGACTGTACGTATGGCTGACTCTATAATTTTCATTATCTAAAGTCCGCCAACGTCACCATATTTGATCCACCTTTGCTTTTTGACTCTTCTTGTCGTAATTTGTTTTCCCATTCCTGACGACCTTTGCGCAATTCGGTTAAATTTGCACGTGTATACGACGTACCATCAATCGAATACGCTTGACCCTTTAGTACTTTTTTTTCTGCTTCGTTGTATAAAGCAATCATTTCGCTGGCTGTACTCATATCCAATCGTCTCCACTGGTGTTGATCCAGTTATCTTTTGGTGCTTGATTTGTAATTGGTTCTGATGTCTTGTGCTCAGGCTCACTAAACAAATCAACTTGTTTTAAACGCGTTTCTAAATCATCCCAGTGCTTATCAGTCATTAAATGAATTTTTAGTGCTCGTGCTGCATGTAGGTTGTAAACCTCACAGTCCCAAAACTCTACGGCTTGCCCGGCTTTTTGTTGCCATGCTCGACGACCTGCCCTGTTGGGCGCTTTGACTTCGCCGGTCATTTGTTTGAAGTAATCGTCTCGCACATCTTTGTAGTAGTGCATGCGACCTGGACCACTAGCGGTCAACTTCATTCGCCCGGCGATTAGGTCTTTTGCTTTGTGTGTACCTATTTGATAGACCAGCAAACCATATTTAGCAGCCTTAGTATTGTTGCGACCCTTAGTATCTATTGCGCGTGGTTTGCTGAAGATCTCCCGCGATCCATAGTCATTGGATGAGCCTTTACCTGCCATTAACATCACGCCATGCCTTTGACGTGATCTTACATTAGTATACGCTGCATCGGATGTTGTGCCGTCCGATGTATCAATGGTTATTCCTTCTATGCGCAGCTTGAAACCTTGCTCATGTTCGATGGGATCAAATAAATATTTATCCAATTCTTTCCAGACCGGATCGTTTTTGTCTATTACGTTGCCATATATCTCTGCAGCGTAGATCAACCAGCTTTCTTCGCCTTTGCCCCATCCTTTTATTTTTATGGCAATTCGATTGTGCTGAAGATCAACCCCGGCAGTTAACCTGTATGCACCAATCGGGACTATTAATTCTTGATAGTCTTCACAGCGTTCACGCAAGATATCCACATCCGGCGCGTCTGACTTAAATTCGTATGATCGCCCTAGCTTTTGATTGACAAATTTTATGCGTTTGCTTTCGTCGCCTTGTTCGGCTAGATGTTCAGCTTCTAAATATTCTCGGGCTACATCACCCAATGAGGTGCCAGGGATGCAGGCATATACTTCGCCTAGTTCTTTAAAACCGGCCTTTCCAAAAAATGGTTTTGTGGCTACCCACCCGCAATTCTCGTCGCCCGCTCCAATGGCGCTGAATACGGTTTCTCTGATGTTTTTTTGCCGTTGGTAGTCGTCCCATTCGGATTGGCAGTTGGGGCAAACATAACGCGCCGTCTCTGGCTTTGAATAGCCATAGATTTCATGACGGTGGCCACTTATTTCACCTGTTTCTTTATCAACATCGATTGCACCTTCTTTGCCATCCCATGTAACGTTATCCCAATCAAGTACATGTTTATCGCCGCAATCGTGGCATTCTATCGGCAACACTCTTGCGTCGGATGCTTCGATACGATGCTCGGTTTTAGATAAACCCTTGACTGCTGGTGTACCACCCACAATCATTTTTGAATTTGTATAGCGTTTTAAACGCTCTTCCAGGTTTGATATTGAATCACCCTGGCCTTTGACGTCGTCGCTGGTGTCGTCTGGCTCTTCAACAACACCCAGGCCAACAGATGAAACGGACTTTACATTACCCGGTGAATTTGACCCGACAATGTTTAAAAATCCATTATCCCAGCTTTTTAAATCCCACCGATTGCCGGACTTGCGCGCCGTGGACATGTCCACAATGTTTTCCAGCCACGTATTTGCTTTCGCTGCTGGTACTAACTTTTGATCGTGGAAGTTTTTACCATCTTTCTCTTTAGCAAACAGCAACATGATAGGGAGCTGCTTACCGATGGTTGTATCTCTTATGCGTTTGAACACATAAGCAATTAAAAAATAGGTCCAACCTATCTGCGCTGCTTTCATTAAATCCACTTCGTGGACTTTTGGATCATCTAACGCTGCCGCAACACCGAGAAAATACGGTGCATAATAAAAACTATATAATCCACTAATGTCACCGCTAACGGCGGGCAGTTTAAAATGGCTCTTAATCGCTTCTGCTGTGGGCTCTATTTTTGGTATTGTAAAATTATTCGCCGCTTGCGATAAGATCGCGGCCAACTTTTTCCGCGTGGTCTTTAATTCGCTCGGTTGCAGGGATAGCAATGTCTTCCACCAATTTTGGTTCTACTGTTATTTTGTAGGTGCTTTGTATCTCGCCAACCAACTTGTGAAACCCTTGCTGGATTTCTCGATTTGTTGATCGCGCCCATTCATTCATTACACCCGCGACATCCTCCCCCAATATTAAATTTCCTAAACGCTCGTTATAATCCAAACGAGCAAGCGCGGTTTTAATCATTGACTCTTCAGCCCGCGCCTTAGATAAATTTGCCTGATCATCACCACCACGGCCAGCGGCTTTCTCGCGCATGTCGCGTATATAAGCGGTTGTGATTTCTGATAGTGTATGTTGTTTGTGATCGATATCGAGCGTGCGCAACACATCACGCAAATTTCGCTCTGACATATCTAAATGTTTTGCAATCTCTACTTGTGTTGGTTTTTCTTCTTTTCGCTTTGCTTCTGTTTTTAAGTGTTCTATGTACTTTCTTACCAGGCCTATTATGTGGAATTTGCCGTTTTGACGATCTATGATGCCGTCTTTTACAAGCTTTGCCAGTTCGTTTGGTGTAACACCAATTAGACGCGATGCCGCATCCGAATCTAGCAATCCTTCACTCACTTAAATCAACACCTCTTTCTTTTGCAATTTCTTCAAATGTTCGACCGTCGCCAACTAGCGTGGCTTTTTGCCCGGTGAAGTTTTGCCAGCGATTTATAATTACATCACAGTAATATGTTTCTAATTCCATTAAATATGCTTTGCATGCATTTTTTTCTGCAGCTATGAGGGTTGATCCAGAACCACCGAATAGATCCAATATTGAACCTATGTTTTTATAATACTCAATTACCCAGTCTATCAAAGCAATAGGCTTTTGCGTTGGATGAATTCTTTTTATTCCGTTTTCGGAGCCCTTGATCATGCCTTTCCATATATGTCTAAATATTCTAACGCTTGACCATTTTGAGCGAACCCATGCTAGCTCGCAATCGGACTGTGTATCTTTGTGTTTTTCTTCAACTCTCTTATCCCAAACAAACCAACTTGCCGACTGCGGAACCACATGCGCGTAATAATTAGCGCCCCACCATACCTGCCTGATAATTTTTAGTTCTTCACATATTTTAAATGCTTTCTCTGCGTATTCTGTCGAGTCATCTATAAAGTCCGGCAGCTTACTATTCTCCAATAGCCCCCCCCGATCCGACCTATCTCCTTTTACACCAATACCATAGGGAGGATCCGTATGAACCAAATCTATTTTTTCACCATCCAAAAGCGTTAGTATTTGTTCCTTGCATGTTGAGTCTCCACACATTAAGCGATGGCTTCCTAGTTTCCAAACATCGCCCTTAACGGTTATTGGTTCGCTTTCTAATCCTTTGACCTCATCTTCGTCCGTTAGCCCCTGAGAACTATTAGCTGCCTGGATTATGTTAGCGATATCGTTCTCGCTAAACCCCGTCAAGGTGTTGTCATAACCCATTTCGGCTAAGTCGCCTAACTCCAAAGCTAGCAGCTCTTCATCCCAGCCAGCTTTTTCTGCCAGCTTATTGTCAGCAATTACATAAGCACGTTTTTGTGCTTCGTTTAAATGCGACAATTCAATAACAGGAACCTCGGACATGCCAAGTTTTTGCGCTGCCATCAATCGACCGTGACCAGCGATTATGCCGTTGCTACCATCCACCAAAATCGGGTTAGTAAAACCAAATTCATTAATTGACGTGGCAACCTCTGAAATTTGCTCATCGCTATGCGTTCGAGTATTACGCACATATGGCACCAATAAGGCAACATCACGATATTCTATTTTTAATTGCTCTTTTGTCTTCAAATATTCAACCCATAATTAGTCGGAACCGGAACCCCCTATAGGCCCGCAAATCTATAAAAAAACTGCGCGCTACGTACC